TCAGCGTTTATTCGAGGGAATTGAAATTTCCGGGAGCCATGTTGCTCTAATCACGTATATTCGCACCGATGATTGTTCAATGTCTCCGGACTTTGCGGTAAAATTAGGCGATTTCGTTAAAAACTCTTATGGCAAAAAGTACTATGCGGAGGTTAAAAAACCTGCAAAAACCAGTGAAACTGCACAAGAAGCCCACGAATGCCTGCGCATTATAAATTTAGATATGCCCCCCGAGACGTTGAGCAAATATATCTCAGATAAAAACTTGCTTAAAATTTATAAATTGATTTGGGAGCGCACAATTATGAGTTCGATGGCTCCCGCAATTATCAGTGATACACAATATGATATCCACAATGGCGATCACGTATTTGTAATGCATTCTCGAGAGGTTATCTTTGATGGCTACAGACGCGTACATGTTGACGCCGAGGACGAAATTACAAAAGATGATTTAATAAAAGAAACTTTTATTGAAGGAGAGGTCCTCAAAGAAACGCAACTCGTGGCAGAGGCCAAAGAAACCACTCCTCCCAAACGATACACGGAAGCCACTTTCGTTAAAGAATTAGACAAAAGAGGCATCGGACGTCCTTCAACATTCGCTACAATTATTAAAACAATTTTAGCCAAAGATCGCGGATACTGTATACTTCAAGGAAAAGAAATTTCGCCCACAGACAAAGGCATGGAGTTGTCAGAGTTTTTAGACAAATCTTTCCCGGACCTTTTTGACTTAAAGTATACCAGTCGCCTTGAGGCTGATCTGGACGAAATAGCCGCAGGGAAAATAAGAGAAAAGGATTTTTTAAAGACTTTTTATGATGGTATAGAAGAAAAAATAAAGAAAATTGAGCCAGAAGAAGCTAAAATATGTCCAAATTGTGGTTCTCTGATGGTTAAAAGGCGATCAGCTTACGGATACTTCTGGGGATGCAGCGGTTATCCGAAGTGTAAAACTATTATTAAACTTTAATATGGAGATAATAAATGAAACGACAAAATTTTGACGATTATGAAGACGACGATTTCGGTGTAGGCGGTTATATAAAAAACAAAAATCGCGACGCCAGGCTTCGCGATCGTGAAAAAGAAATGCGTCACGGTGGCAGACCAAGTCGTAATGAGTGGCTTGCCGCTAATTTAGAGGACGAAGACGATGATTTTGATATAAGCAAAATCGACATCCCCCTTTCGCGCCCCGAAAAACCCGCAAAAACCACAAAAGTTGAAAAAAACGACGCCCCTAAAATGCGGCCGACTTTAACTACTAACCCTGCAGCCCCTATTACAGAGCCGGGTAAAAAAGAATTTGTTCTCGGGCCCAACTCACACACAATCAAGGGAAAAGCCATTGATTTCGATAGGGTGGCGGCAATTGAAAAGGTGGAAAATACTTACAACAACAAGTTAACTTACGGAATTAAGTTTACTTTTGTTGGAAAGAAAGGGCTTTCTCATACCGCCTGGTTCAATCAAAATGTCCGAGAGCGCGACGCCTCTTACGAGTCGGAGCTTGCGTTCTGGAATAGTTTAAAAAAATAATTTTTGGAGACAAACTATGAAAAAAAACATCAAAAACCCCACAACACTTCCAATAAGCGAAAACCCCATCCCCACCCTTGTGCAAATTCCCGGTGAAATAGAGAACCTGCAGTTACCAAGCCCGGAATTATTAACGTTTTATAAAAATGCAAAAGATAGGGTTATTTGGATAGACTGTGCTATAGACGAAGGCATTTTAGAGGTTTCGCGACTTATCTTACGTTATAACGCAGAAGATCGCGATATTCCCGTAGAAAAACGTAAACCCATTAAACTTCTTCTGTATAGCTATGGCGGCGACGGACAGGCGTGCTTCTCTTTACTCGATATAATCGCGCTTAGTAAGACACCCGTATACACTGTTAATATGGGTGTTGCAATGAGTGCTGGGTTGTTAATTCTTCTCGCCGGACACAAACGTTTTTGTCTCCCCCACTCAACAGCGTTGGCACATTCGGGGTCTGGCGGTACCCAGGGTACCTATGAACAAACCGAGGCTCAGATGAAAGACTATCGTCGTTTTGTTAAGGCAATGCAGGACTACATTATTGAGCGTACTGGGATAGATATGAAGCTGCTCAATAAAAACAAAGGCAAAGAGTGGTATCTTTACGTAGAAGATCAAATTAAATATAAAATTGTAGATAAAGTAATTGAAGACGTCGACGAACTCTGCGGTTGATGTCGCTCAGGAGGCTCTCGTGAATAACAAAATAGTTATAAACGACAAATATCCGGGGTGGAGGGATTGGTGCCCCTCCTCCTCGGAACTCGAAGAATTCTATCAGACCAATAAAGCGCCGTTTGAAATGAAAGAAAATCAGTTTCTCTTGATCTATAATCAAGAGGGAGAAATCATTGATAAAAAGTGTTTCCAAAAAGGATTGCTGCGACCAATAAAATATTCCTCGTGTGAAAACGCGTTCACGGGTAAAATTCGCCCCCGCAACGATTACCAAGCTCTTGCTATGGATATGCTTGCGGACAGTAATGTGAAGGTGAAGGTTATTCGTGGCGTTTATGGGAGCGGGAAAGATTTACTAATGCTCTCTCAGGCGCTAAATTACCTAAGGAAAGAGAAGTTCCAAAAAATTGTTTATTTGCGTCCCAATGTAATTGTTAAGGACCTTCCGGATATTGGATATTTACCCGGAGATTCCGATGATAAATTGGCATGGACTTTGGGACCTATCGTAGATAATCTTGGCGGTGATGTTGGCGTTCAAACGCTCGTAAACTCTCAGGCGTTAGAAGTGGTTCCGCTCATCCATATTCGTGGACGTAGCTTCGAAAACTCTATTATTTATGTGTCTGAAGGTCAAAATATGACCGTAGAGATTGCAAAATTAATCATTGGACGCGTAGGTGAGGGATCTGAGCTGTGGATTAACGGAGACACCCATCAGTCTGATAAAAAGATTTTCGACACAGATAACGGCATAAATAAGATGGTTGAGCGTCTTTCTGGAAACAGGTTATTTGGCTATGTTTATTTACCGATAACTGAAAGATCGGAAGTTGCAAATCTTGCAAATTTGCTTGACGATTAAAGAAATCCACATATAATTAATTATGGAGGGTGTTTGGTGGCGGCTTTGGCTTCCATCAGGCTTGCGACTAAGCTTCGGCTGTCGCTGTTGGTCTTCGGACACACCTCCGAATTATGGGAGTGTAACTCAGTCGGTAGAGTTTTACAGCGTGAAGGGATATTGCTGTTGAATGCCCTTGGTCGTGGGTTCGAGCCCCATCACTCCCAATTTTTAATTCGTGTACCATGCGTACAAGGAGTCTTCGAGGGCGTTTACAAGAATGTGGGCGCTCTCAGCTATGGGGTTGAAACGGTGTCGACCGACATTGAAAACCGAAACGGACGTGCAGGGACGTGAGTTCGACTCTCACCAACTCCACCAAGCGTTCCTCTGAGTCATACACTAGGACGAGGAAGCCTGTCGGACAAAGTATGATGTCTTGGACAGGGGTGCCAGTTAAGAGATAAATCTGGCAAGAGGAGTACCATTCCCCTTAATTATATAAATGCGTTTATATATTTAAGATCTAATCTTCTCTTAAAACTTTTAAAAGGTTGGTTTTAAAAATAAACTATGAAAATAACTATTAACGGAAATAACTTTATTGTTAAAACTGACATTAACGATCTCGCTCCCGGCACTATTATGCGGTGCGTTCCCGTGTGTTTAAATGATTTTGAGCGTATGAAAGATACGCCGTCCTCTGTAAAAATGTTGGGTGTTTTAGAACATAATAAACGTTTTTTTTCTGTAAAAGACGTTGCGCTTATTGGGATCGCGCACAATTACGAAAAAGGAAAAACAGAAATGTTTTTCGCCTTTGATTCAATAATCAACTCTGGGGAGGATGCTTAATGGATTTTCGCATAATTGATCGCAAGTATGAATATACCCCTTTATATTACACAACCCCAATTAAAGTTCGATATTTCGACGCTGATTTAGGCCTTTATTAGATTGGAATCGGATATAAAGACGAATTGATAAAATCAAACGGCGAAGTTTATTTAATCGAGTACGTGGTAAAAGAAGCAATGCGGACAGGGCTTCATTTTGATGAAGCAATAGAAGAGTGCGCATGGGTAAGTTTAAACAAGCTTTATGTAAAATAAATCCGGATGTAGCGCAGCTGGTAGCGCGCGTGGTTTGGGACCACGATGCCGTGGGTTCAAGTCCCGCCATTCGGACCAGTCCCAAAAGCGGTGCTTAACTACTTCCGTCATTAAGGCGCTAAAGTCGAAAAGTTAAGTTAAATGGTTGAGGGTTAATTCAGCCGCTTCTTACGGGGGCATGGCGGAATCGGCAGACGCAACGGACTTCTTCGCGATTCAACGCGAATGGGCACCGGAGCAGGAAACTCTCTGAGCGAATGCTGGCTAATTCGGCGAATATCCCCCTGGGACAACGCCGAGCTAAATTAAATAATTGGTGCTACGAAGCCCGAAGGTTAATAGCCGCTTTGAAAATGAAAATATACGGTGAACGTAGGGATGGAAGCAGCAGTAGTAAATGGAGTTAGATGAACAGCCTGTTGTCCGGGTGCAGATAGAGTTAAATGCGAGTCCGTATTTGGATGGCGCAGCCCGGAAACAACGATGCGGAGTCGTTCAATGGCAGGACCGGCGGCTCTAACCCGCTTGATTAGGGTTCGAATCCCTACTCCGCCGCCACCCCCTCGCGGGGAAACCAACGCTCCTCTTAAGCCTTTTAATAAATACTTACAAAAATATCAGTATAGGCACATAAAGATACCCGAGTACAGACCTGGAAACAGGTGGGGAGCTGAAAGATGGAAAGGGCCGCCAGAGAAAGACAGGCTCGCCTAGAAAGGTGGGTTGAGGTGTGGTGCAGAGGTGTCGTTTTTATGAGTTGGAACCCCCGTCTGCAGTGTATCGAAAGCGAGTTTGTTTTTTTCTGGTGCTTTTTTTGTTTTTCTTTTGACTTTTGTGAAAAACCTTTTATATATATAAATGTAAGCCACGCGGCTTACGGCGCCCATATCAGTAGGGTAACACCGTTGATGCAAACAGTCTCCAATGTTAGCGCTGAGGCACTCATGACAATGAGCCTACCTTGTCATGTTTAGTACTGATAGGACAAAGGGATAGAGCGCGGAGACGCCCAGTGGACCGTTTTGAGTGAGGCTGCTGGGAAAGTAGACGAGGCGAAAGCGGACAGTCCCCATGATAGTGACAGCTAGGCTATCACCCAGAGTGTGCTCATCTGGTCCGGGAAAACGGGCAAAATAATGCTGGAGCGAAATCAGCACACTAACCGAGAAATCGGGGTGATGTTGAAATATTGAGATAAGTGTTATTCTGAACTGCCAGCATTGATAATTACAAAGGAGAAATAGTTCGTTAAACCTAATCAGTTGCGGACGAATGAGGAACAGCCAGAGCTGCATTAACTGTTTAGCCGCTCGATAGTGCTCACGGAATCGGTGGGTTCGGATTCCAAAACAATAACAGGTGCTACGAAATCCTCTTGTTATGTGGTAATCAATCCATTCGTAAGCTCAACATAAGTCTTGTTGTTAGAGCAGTTGAGATAGCGTCGAGGGAAAAGCTGTAGTTAAATGGAGTTGGACGAACAGCCTGTTAATCAGATATACTTTATCGAGTGTTTCACAACGGTAATGAGAGTGAGAGAATTGCCCACACAAATAAGTGGCGAGAAGTATCACTTGCGGTGATTGGTTCGAGTCCAGTCCACTCGACCACTAATATCCCCGTGATGGCTGCAGTAAACTATTCTGGTGCATCAAAATGGTTTATTAAGTGGGATGCCATAAAACAAACTGAAAGCTGTGCGCGGCTTGACGTCATCGAGGGTTCAAATCCTTCCACGGGGTTTACTTGATCTGGCTTAGAGCAAATGTTGCCAATCTCTGCAGGGATAAAATGTGCGGTCTCGGCACGACCTTAAAGGCCAACATGCAAAATAACAGGTGCAACAGTTCAAATGTTTACTGCTCAATCCACACTTCTTTATCAGAAGCGACAAAGAGTTTGACACGGTCTGAGTTAAATGGAGTTTGAGGAACAGCCTGTTAAAAAATGTACAAATACAGGGTTGTAGCCAAGCGGTAAGGCAACAGACTTTGACTCTGTCATCTCGTAGGTTCAAATCCTGCCAACCCTGCCATGAAAATAATAATTTATATATAAAACCAAAAACCCGAAACCCCTTGAAAATACTTAATAAAATGGAGATTTTATTATGAAGAAACACCGTTTTCAGATCGTTGCCAAAACCAGTGGCAGAACCCTTTTCTTCCCCCTGAAAAACCAGAAGGCGCTTGAAATGTGGATGAAGACGTGCGCCCCCTTGGTGAACGAGGAAATACATGTCTATCAGCACGATGGCATCGGTTACAATCTTCTCTATTCAGAAAACAAACGTAAAGTGGGGTTTTAAAAATGATCGTTCTGGGGATTCTGTTTTTTGCATTGCTGCTTCTTGGCTTTGGCGCCACACGAATAGCACATTATAAACTGGAATTTTCAGATGATATAGAAAGCCAAAAACGATACCTTGTATGGCGATACATATCCGCGGTGGTATTTGTAATCTGCGCCGCGATATTTGTCGCGATCCTTGTTGAGGCTGTTTTTTGGCACTACGAAATTTTATGGAGTTATAAAACACAATAAACACGGAGGAAATAAAAATGGGACTTGACAACGGCATTGAAGCAAAAAATATTAACCCGGCCGATATTCCTGGTTTTGTAACAATAGAAGAACAACCTTATACCAGAGAAAAGGGTTTAATGGAGGTTTGCTATTGGCGCAAGTGCTGGGGAATCCGAGGGATGATTCTTGGCGTTCTTTTTGCTCAAAATCTCCCGAAAGAGCAGTATTCTTATGACTTGGAGTGGAAAGAAGTCGAGAATATTGCCCGGGGGCTGCTGCCCTTCCTCGATAAAGAATATTTCAATGAAAACGCAGAGTCCATTTGGGATTTCGAGGAGATGCAGGAGCATTTGCTTCAAGACATTATTAACCTCACCTGGCTTGCGTGGTATATGAAATCACATCCAGAAGTAAAAGTGTCTTTTTACGATTCATATTAAAATTAAAAAGGAGAATTTAACAATGCAGGAAAATCAGGTAAAAATCGGTTTTACTTACGAATCCCCCTACGGTGACAAACACGAATCTACATCTATCGTAAATTACTACGAAGAATTCGGTGACTCTGAACTGTCGGCAATTGGCATGCAGCTCAACTCATTCCTTGCCCTCTGCGGATATATCCGTTCTGGTACGTATATGTTTATGGACTCTCTTACCTCCGATGAGCTGGCGGCTATAGAAGATTTCATGAAAGAATATCGTTCTCAGAAAGAGGAGCTTCAAAAAATCGAAGACGCCAAACGTCCACAGCCGACCGAGGAAGAACTTAGGGTCGATGAAAGTCAGATCAGTTTCTCTGATATTGAAATCGTTGATGACGACGCACCTGAAGTTGAACCTTAAATGAAAATGCGCGACGACGTTCAAGATTTTATTTCCCGGCGATGGTCGGGCGACACCCCGCGCTGGACAGACGGAAACTGTTATTGGTTTGCGTTTATACTGTGTGAAAGGTTTCCTCTTTTAGAAATGTACTACTGCCCCGTTTCGGGCCACTTCCTCGCTGGCGACGGCAAAGATTTCTTTGACTTCACCGGACTTGTGTCAATAGACCAGGAGTCCGAGGACGCCCCATTAAAACTGTCAACGATCTATCGAGCGGACCCACTGTGGTACACACACATTATTCGTGACTGTAAAATGTAAAAAATATTGCGAGGTTACTTGATTTTTCTCAAAAACCTCGCATATTTATTATTGAGAAGGAGATATGCACATGTATAAACATCTTTATGATTCTTTCGCATATTGGTATAAAAACGACCCCTGGGGAGACCCCTGGGGCAACCGAGACGGCTCGATATATTTTTATGGCGACCCGCACTTCGGCGACGAAGAGTCCACCCGTTTCCGGAACGATCCGAGGTTTAATATTCTTCCCGGCGAGGAGATAACTCCGGAGTTCCAGATACGGAGGATTAACGCCAAAGTGACCAAGAGAGATACACTCGTCATCCTGGGCGACGTCGGCGATCCTTCCTATATGGATCAGATCCGCGCCGGACACAGGGTCCTTATTAAAGGCAATCACGATGCCGGAAATGTTAATTACCAGCCTTATTTCGACGAGATTTTCGAAGGACCCCTCTTCATATCGGAAAAGATCCTTCTCTCTCACGAACCGATCGCCTTTCCTTTTGCGCTGAACATTCACGGTCACGTGCATTTCGACAACGAGGAATCCGCCGCCGCTCTTGGCGACACCTACCGCGTTAACGCTTGTGCCGATTCTCGTGACATCGCATATACCCCGATCTCCCTAAAAGAAATAGTGGAGCGTGGGTACCTTTCGAAAATCGACAGTCTCCATCGCGCCACCACTACGACAGCGACTCTAAAGAAACTCCGTTCTGAAAGAGGTGAGCAAATATGCCAGTAAATGAGAGCGAGAGCAAGTGGGATATACTCCCCGCCGACAATTGGGGTAAGGTCCTTTCCACTACCACTACCAGTACTATTTCTACCTCGGGGTCAGACTGGGCAACCGTTTCTGTCCCCACAGACTGGGCAACCGTTTCTGTCCCCACAACCACTACCGACTCCTATATTTGGACTACGTCTACGACCCCCATTACCGCCGGCAGTAGTACGATAACTATTACCTACCCTCCTGATCATGAGTATGAGTTTCCTTTTCTCGATACTTACAACCTTGAATCCCCCAGAGGACGGGAAAAATACCTGACGGCGCTTAGGAACTATCTTAATTTTTACTTTTGCAGTTAATAAAAATCCAAAATAAACATTTTTACACAAAAACAGAAAGAGAGCCAAACATGAAAAAGATCAATTTAGCAGAATTGGAAAAAGACCTCGCGGCACTTGACGCTTCCAGACAGACCTACGTCTTCGAAGACGCTTGCGTAACACTTTCCTACGACCCCAACGATCTCGCACTGGCCGACAACCTTTTTAAGGAGAACCCCACAGATGAAAACCCTATCAAAAACATACGCTGAAATGTCGAACGCGGAATTTCTCTCCGCGCTTCGCGAAGCCACCCTCTCCCTCGATCCCCCCAATAAGGCACTCGTTCAGGAGATGTACAAACGCTTTTGTTCCCTCCTCCCCGCCTCTGAGGGTCCGTCAACCTGTCCCCACCTTCACACCTCATCCCTTTCCGGGGATACGATATGTGATGTGTCCCACGAGCATTGCGCTTGTGGTGCTGATTACTCAAAATGCTGCGTCTTGCAACCTTAACACCAAAATCCAAGAAACCCGCTTTGCCTAAGGAGGAATTACCTATGGAAATAAATACCTGCGAACAATACGTTCTCTCCCGCCTTTCGACGGTCGAAGAAGAACTTGCCAAACTTCGCTCAGATTATGCCATGACTATAAAAACGCTTCGTGAGATTTTTTACGTTGACGTAGACCCCTCTGGTGCTATGTCTATAAATCTCCAGGACGGTGCTTTTGCGCCCCCCGATGAAAACGACACCGATGCCATCAAGGCTCTCGAGACCCGTACCACCCTTCTGAAGGATCTCTTCTGGAACGGCATTTACGCCCCCTCTCGCGACGGTGCCGATATCGCCGACCTCGATGAGGGGCTCGACTTCGAGTCCGAGGACGCCGAGGACGCCAAAGAAGCTCCCCCCGCAAAATAACGTACCCTCTGTGACGCGTTTAAATGCCCCAAATTTCAATTTTTATTTTCAGGGGTAGAATTCCCTACCCCAACATCTAATTTTTGAAAAATGGCCCACTATAGCGCCTCACAGCCCCTTCCTCGCCTACACGCCCCCCATATATCCGCGCCGCAGTCGTCGGCTGCGCACCCCCAGCACCCTGAGCACCCACCATTCGTCCCGCCCGCATCCCCCGCCCAAAAAAAATGTTTTATTGTTTTTGATGTATTGTTCTTGTTTATTGTATTGATGTTTTATTGTATTGATCTTGCGGGCTTTGCGGGTCCCGTCGTTTGCGTGCAGTGCCGTGCAGTGCCGGTGTTTCCGGTTTCCGGTTTCCGGTTTCCGGTTCCGGATATATCCCTGGGCATGTAAAGATATATCGCCACCTATCTACCTATCCACCTTCCCACCTATCCATCACCCCTTCCTCGCACCTACCCATATATCCCTGTCTATCTCCATCCGTCCATAACCTGCGGTCTGGTTATGCGCACGGCTCGTGACGATGCTCGTGACGGACCGATCATCCGCCATCCGATCATCCGTCATCTATCTCGATCCGCCTCTCCCCCTCTTCCTCTTTTTTATCCCGATCAAACCAATGCATCTGCGTATGCCCATCGATATCGAGAGAGAGGAAGACGTATACAGAGAGACGCGTATCTATAGAGAGACAGACACAGGGGGCACGTGTGTATTTGTGCGAGTGGGTGTGTGTGTTTATGTGGGAATGTGTGTATGACAGTCTTTTGGTAGCCTGCGCTTTGACGTGCGAGCGAGCCATGCCTGGCGAGCGAGCACGGTTGCGCGTGCGTACCACAAAACCAACAGGCTGTCGGCGACAAAAATTTTCTTAAAAAAAACGCTCTGGGTGTAGCGGGCGCCGCGGAAACAGCCGCGGCCCCCTAACCGGGTGGCGGAGCTGTAAGCGGAGCTACCCGATTTCTTTCTTTATTTATTTCTTTCTTTTGCTTCTTTTCTTTCTTTCTTTTTTCTTTCTATTTTTGGAGGGGTGGAAAGGGGGAATATGAGGGGTGATATGAAGGGGGTTATAAAGGGGTATAGGAGATCGGGGGACGCACATAGACGCACATGGAGATACGTATACACATATAGACACACAGAGCTGCACATAGACATGCATATAGGGACGCTCAAGTCTATAGAGGCATATATGCATCCGGAGATACACACGGATATATAAAACCCAAAATTTCCATATTTATCCCGATACGGTTTTACGGACAAGTATGTGAATTTTCGTTTTTATAAAAATCCGGGGAGCCCAGAATTTTCCCCAATCCAAAATTTCCATTTTCATATGGATACGAAAATATCCGTTTATGAGCATATCGGCATATATGTAAATTTCCATAAACGGACATATACGTTCATTGACAACTGAATATTGAGCTCGCTTCATTACATTCCGCTTCGCTATGTTCGCTCGGATGCTTTCGCATCCTCCTTCCCTGGTGTTTTTTCACATATTTGTATTCAAATATAGAAATATGAGGAAATATGGATAGAGATATAGAGATATAGGGAAATATAGAGAAATACAGAGATATGGGGGGATATATAGGGATAGATATATCTTCGCGCGCGCGTATACGGATAGAGAGAGAAAAAGAGCAAGAAACATAAGAAAAGTAAGAAAAGTAAGAAATTTCTTACAAGTAAGGAGAGAGCTATTTCTCTAGCAATATCAATATATATCTCCCTCTACGATTAAACACTTGTTTAATTGTTCCTATCAATACGATTAAACGAACGTTTAATTGTTCGTGTATATTTCGTTGTATTTCCAACAATATTTATCCATATTTTTCTGCATCTCGATATATCTATATCCTACAATACCTATCAACATAGTAGGTTTTATACACATAGGTAAGCACATACATTTAAACGATTAAACAAACGTTTAATTGTTCCTGGCAGCCACCCCCGCTTCGCTTCCCCCTCAAGGGGGTTCCTGGTGCATACAACTGGGAAACTGTGCAGGTCTGTCTGTCTATATCTGCACATAGGCATATCTGCATATACCCATATATACCCACCCATATCCCTGCACATAGATATACACATAGCCCCATCCCTGTATATGCCCGCTTCCAGGTATGTATATGTGTGTATGTGTATGTCTGGACATGCACACATGGCCATATAACTGCATATAGCTGCACAGATATACAGATACAGAGATGTGGAGATAGGTGCATACAGGGGCATATAATTATATATACGTGTGTGCGTATGTGCGCGTATGCGCGTATAGATATACCTGGAGATAGGGGCGCATATGCTGAGACGCGTTTAAATGGCGTTTTTTGCGATTTTTGTGTGTGGGGGTAGAGTTGGGTGTCCTCGGAAGCTAAAATTGAAATTTGGGGCATCTGAGTGCGCGAGAGAGGCATATGAGTGTGTGCGGGTGGAGGCGGATTCCCCCGGAGGGGAAAAATACCCCCGCTGAGAGGCGTTTAAATGCCCTGGAATGGGTTTTTACGGATATGTGCATATGGGTATATGTACACAGAGAAGCGGGGATAGGTGCGTGGCTGGGCGTGCGTAGGTGCGCATAGGTATGCATGAGTGTATTTATATGCGCAAATATGTGTGTAAATGTGTGTATAAATATAGAAATAAATGGGTGTAAATAGATCTAAAAATATGTAAAAATATAGAGATATATACCCCCAAAAATATGCAAAAACCGCGCAAACGCGGGAGTCGCCGTGATGGGCGTCCAAAAAAAAATGCCCCGCCCCGGTGTAAAAAACGTGCCCGCTTCTGTGTAAAAAAAGGGGCGTGTAAAAATAAAAATAAAAAAATATATATGTGTGTGCGTAGATATATAGCCCGGACGGTCCAAATTTCCAAAAAATTTTTTGTGAAAACCCGGGAGGGGCCCGGATGCGGGGCGGCGGCGCGCGGTCTTTTTTGAAAAAAATCCCCCCCTCGATAAAAAAATACTCCCCCCGGTGAATAAATGGGCGCCCGATGGGTAGATGGGGTAGCTATGTGCCTGCGTGTGTGCGTGGATTGCCTGGTTGTTTTGGTTGCTTGCTTTTCTGTCTGTCGGCGCCGGGCTATCTTCCTCGCCGACGCTGCCGAGTTACAGAGAAATAACTATTTGATCATGGTGTTAGCAGGTCGGAGAGGCTCTTTGCCGTGCGCTCTCTCGCAGTGCTTATAGATACAAAGAAAGAGCCGGAGGCCCGCCCGGGGCACATCCGACTCTAAGATCGTATCTATTTTTTTACGTTTTTATGCCTTGGTTTTACCCGGATGACGCGTGTTTAGAACACCCGTCCGCATTTAAACGCAAAGATCCACACGTATACAAGTATCACATACACGATAGCGAGTATGCCGTAGATCTTTCCTTGGCGATCCCGGTTCTTTATGCCTTCATACAGAATACTAGCTGCATAAACAACCGGACCAAGAATCAGCACTGCGAGAATCACGATAAGAGCACTCATCTTTTCTTATTTTGTCCTCCTTTCCCCATTTTGCGTGCAAAAGGCTCGGCCAGCCAGTCTCCGAACGCTTCGTAGGCCCCTAGCCCGAGCATGATTATGCACAGAATCATACCTATGAACATCATCGCGCGTTACCTCCTTCGTACGTGTGTCCGGTGTTTTGTTCCTCACTATTAATATACCACATTTTTGCCCGTTTGTCAAGCGTTTCCGGGCATTTTTTCGGTTTTTTTATCACAATTATTGCCGGGGGCGCTTCTGATATTCTCCAGATCGGTTGCCCGAGATATTTAACGTGCTCTTTCCATGTATATATCTGTTTCAGGTTCGTCACCGATGCGGGCGGTTTGACGATTTTTATTATTATATCATCCGGGGTCAGCGCGCCGTCTGTAGCTGCGCATATGTACGTCTGCAGGCGTTCCTGGGTTCGAAGCACTTCCAGCGCCCTGTACGGGAGCACTGCTGCGCTGTCTTCTTTGTTTTTTAGCGTCGACCCTGCTTCCGAGATCGCAGATCTCAAGATCTCGTAATCATAGTCCATGTCCAGCCTGATGTCCGTCGGGGCCGGATGCTTTTTTGCTTCCCGGGCTTCGAGGAATTTTATATAGCTGTTTATATACGCCCTCCCATGGTGCATGCGGCATTCGTTTGTTTCTGGGTTTCTTGGTTCTTTAGTTATGAGCTCTTCGGTGGCCGCGGCGGCGGCCTTGATCTCTTCCTCCAGAAGTTTTTCTTGTCTGCTGTTTACGAGCTCTGTGATCCTGGTGAGCTCCTCTTCCCACTCAGTTGCCTCACCTGTGACGGGTTTGTGCTCTGTGATCAGTCGGGCTATTTCCCTGATCAGCTCTGCGTTTACGCGTTTCTCGAACTTTTTCTCGGTAAGCTTGTCTTCGTTTTCCATGCTTTGTTCTCCTTATTTGTTTTTTTTGTTTTTTGTTTTTTTTAATATCTACCGTACTTTGCAAGGTGGTCCTCGAGTTTTTTCTGGTCTTTTTTACGGTTTTTCTCGCGTTCCAGGATCCCTTTGTAAGATCCGCAGGCATCCATGATCACATTCAGGTTATACGGCGAGATCCACCACCCGAAACCATTTTTGCATTTTCCCCCGCAATCGTGGCCTCGTACCCACCTATCTATCTCCACCGGAATGGAAAGCGTGCACGAGTCTGTTTTTTTTGGGGTCCTTCTGATCGTAGCACGCGTGAGCACGCCCCTGCGCGCATCTCTTCGAAAGCTTGGCGGTCCGCCCCAGCGCTGGTATTGTGTCCTGATCATGACGCGTTGTCCGGCGCCAAGCTCTGCGAGGAATTTCATGTTCTCTTTACACTCTTCTTCGCTGTTGCGATCATAATCAACTATAAACGTCATTATCTGTTTTCTCCTTTCTCAGTGTGCTTTCTCAGTGTGCGTATACAGCTGTATTGATGCCGGTTTTCCTGTAGCAGCGCCCGCACATGCTGCAGGTTATCGGAGCACCTGTTGACGTGGTGGCACGATGTCCGGATTTAAGCACGGCAGGGCAGTGCGGCGCCGCGGCCAGACGCGTGCGGTCTGCTGCGCCCAGCGTGCAGTCTTTCCGGTTTGTGTCGTCATATTCGAAGACATTTACCTTTCTCGCGGAGATCCAGGTTTTTAAGTCCGCGAGCGCTTTGTCCGCCTCCCCGTGCCACTGCGACACGTTGATCACAAAGTTTGGAGCGGTTTCCCCGTGCTTTCGCAGAAATTCCTCGAGAGCTTCGTAGTTTTTCGTGTACAGCCCGAATTGTGTTCCCGGGTATTTGCGTGCCAGCGCGTCCCACTGCTCGAGTTCGGCGCAGTCCTCGATTTCTCCGGAGACGTTGATCCGGAACATTTTTACGCCTTCTTTTGTCGTCGCGTTTTTGCGGGCTATAAATTTATCGATCTGAGACATAGCCCTGCCTTCCCGCTTCAGAAGAGTGTTACGTCCCCATGCCGGGATCACTGTCGGTGCATACCGGCGGGCAGCGTTTACGGCGTAGCACCCGTGTATAAAGCAGGCTTCGCAGTGCCCCGTGCAGGTGCCGGGGATCGAGCACAAGACTTCTCCGGATGCCGAGCGCAGCAGGTGCGCCGCATCGCCCGGGAGGGTGCTATACGTATATATGCCTGCGCCAAGCTTTGTGTTGCCTTTGGTGATGCACACGGTGTCTCCGGTTTTTCTGATGGCCTCCTCGGTGTATTTCGCGATGTTGGTTTTGTTGATTCTTTCCATGTTTGTTTCCCTTTCTGATATTATTATATCACTTTTTTGTTTGTTTGTCAAGAGTTTTTTTTTTAAATTTCTTCTACCAGGAACCAAGGTTCTCCCTCTTTGAAGAGAGCGGCCCTGGTTCCGCCCAGTGTGCGGCCCTCCTTGTCCATTGTGATGTTGACGTTTACTTTGGGTTTTACTATTTTTCCGGATCCATCGTGTTTTACGGCGATTTTTTTTGCTTCGCCGTTGGCATACATACATAACAGCGTCAGGTTTTCCCCCTCTGCTGTGTGCGGGGCTCCATCTACTTTTTTACCGTAATGAAGCAGAACTATATCGCCCGTTTGAAGCGGGAATGTCGTTCTGCTGCGATTCGGATAGATAACTGAGCAACCAATGTTAAACCTCACGAGATGATGCCTCCTTTTTATATTTATCTATCATTCGTTTTATATATTCACGCGTAATCCACCCCGCTTCAAGCGCCGGGGCTCCAGAAGCGGTTTCCACGTGAGGTCCTCCCGCATATATGGCTACATGTACGTACAGGCTGTTGTTCTTACCTAAATATGGCGTGTTTCGGTTTAGGTCGTACAGTACTTTAAGTTGTATGAATCCTCCAGATCCCTTGCCTGTTGTCTCACATACGTACTGATTTCTCCCGTGGCCATAAGTCAAAAAGTCATCTGGCACAATTCCTTTGCGTGTGTAGTCTACGATTATAATATCTCCTATTTTCGGATCTTCTTTGAGCGGTTCGTGTGTGGCTATTCCTATGAATTTCATATTGTGCCTCCTTCTGTTTTTTCCAGTCTGTTTATATATTCAGCTACGCTATCGCTGTTTCTGAATTGTATATAAGCTTTTCCACCATCTACAGTTAGATACTTACCTGTTAATTTATTTTTTACAACAAGCCAACACGCCGTTGCGTATCCCCCACCGCTTTTTGCGCGCGGTTCGATCAGCCACTTAGTATCATCAAAACCGAATCTCATTCTTCATCACTTCCTTTCTTAAACATCTAAGTTTCGTAGCGCGTACGCTTTTTCTGCTGTGCAGGTCCCGTCGTCCCAGGTTATATCATATGTTCTATCCCAGGGGGTGTCCTTGGAATACATGAACATACGTATGTGCCCTTTTATTCTTTTCTTCGCTAGAGATTGGTTCAGATATACAACCGTATCTCCGCATCTCCAGTCCTGATCGTTAAAAAATTTCATGGATACTCTTTTGCCTCCTCTTCTTCATCTATTTCCCATTCGTATTTAATGTTGGTATCATATACGATGAACCCATGCCCGGTTTTGCAGAGCCCCTCGAGGTTGTGCCGGTGGATATTTTCTTCGTCGAAGTTTATCCATAGAGCGACAAGCGGTTTTCCGCACCCCTCTGCCGATACCTCCATTGTCTTCATCACCGTCCCTTTTTCTCCATATGCAATGCTCATTGAGGGGAAACCCGTAAATACCACTCTATCTCCAGGCTTGAACCGACCCATATCTTTAAACCTCATCTATTTTCCTCCGTTCATACTTTTTTATATTTTTATAATTCGTATTTTCCCCGGTCTGACATACCATCCATGCCCGTCCTTGCAGCCGCCAAGTCCCCCGCAATCGTGCATTTTTTCGTTGGGTTCGTCCCATTTTACACCGATCCATTCATCATCTTCGTTATCATTATCTATAATGGTTCCTTCTGATCCAACTTTTAGACAGTTTTTTTGGCGACCAGTCTTTTGAAAATCGCGAGACCAAAGGCACCTCATCTATGACTTCTACACGTGCCCCCCTCGGGAACTTTTTGCAACATTCGAACTTCACGTTCTCCCCTCCTCTTCCGTGAGATTTCTAAGATTTTGTTTTGTTATATATAGTGAGTATCCAGCGTTCCATTTTACTCGTACTATATGCATGTGTTTACCTATTTCTTCAACGACTCCCAAGCTTCCTCGCACGATAGTTTTACCCATAGATGGACCCATATACATCACACGGTCTCCAGGTATCCATTGATAAATATTTGTAAACCTCACCCGTCTTCAGCCTTCTTCCATTTGTTATACCCGATGATTTTCACCGTGTCCATCCTCACATTCCATCCGTGCCCTGGATTTGCTTTTCCCCAACACGAATGGAAGTCCGGCATTTCCTTATCCCAGTTTACGTACAGAAGTTGTGGTTTCCTTTCTCCCGGTGTTACTGCAGAATCTACCACCGTACCTGTTAAATTATTTGGGACACAAATGTTGTTTATAGATTTCACTCTTGTGCCCTCTATAATTGATATTGAGAAAAATTTCATTTTATCTCCTTTCCTTTGTTTGTTTTTGTCTCTCCTCTCGCGGCGTTTCTACCTGCATCTTTTTACGTATCTTCGCAACGAGTGCTTTCTCTATGAGCCGGACGTTTTCTTTTGTCATTGCTGCTCCGCCCGCCCCCGGGAACCCGCACTCTTTCATATAGACGCCTGCTTCTGCCAGATGCATGTTTTTCGCAAACAGCGCTTTCGCTGCCACGCGCTCTCTCTCCGTGATTTCCGGATCGTTTTTTATGATTGACCACGCTTCGCGGAGCGACTCCCTGTCTTCCCGTTTCTCTCTTTCGAGTAGATTGTTCGTGTCTTCCATGCGATCAAGCATTGAGCACTCTCCCGGGCTTTCCTTTGATGCCCCGGGTTTTTCAGACCAATCACAGTCTGCATCTATCGACACGTGCTCCCTGTTTCCTGCCAGCGTCAGATGCTCCTGTATTGTTTCCAGCGACAGGCGATGCTCGAAGTATTCATACAGCTCTTTCGCCGTCGGCCATCTCCCGAGCTCTCTTTCAAGCATTGTACCCACGTGTCTGAGCAGCGCGATGCGCTCCGTTCTCCACGACGGAAGTTTTACCATGTGCGTCTCTGTGTCGAGCCCCTGTCTGATGCTCTGATTTACATCGTGCCTTGCAAAGCTTATCAGACGCACCTTCTTTTGGGGATCATATTTTTCGACACCCAACATCAATCCAACGACGGCGTTCTGGATCATATCGTCCAAGCTTGTGCTCGTTGGGGTAGCATATGTGCGTCTTTTCCAGAGTTTGGCGATCACAATCGCGTAGCGCAGATTGCTATTTATAAGTTTTTGCTTCGCGGCTTTGTCGCCTGCGCGCATTTTTTTACCGAGCTCTATTTCTTCCTCGAGAGATAACTCGGGATAGCTTTCCGCCATTCTTTGGAGTTGTTTTACTGAAAAAGAGTCCTGTTCTGTGGGCTCTTCGCCTGCGACCTCTTCCATTAAGTCCTCAAGGTCTGTTTCTTCCTCTTCGTCGAGGGCAACGTCTTCAATTATTTCTTTTGTTTTCATTGGTTCCTCCTGTTAATATATTTCCTCTGCTTTTAAAAGCAGGTTGCAAAATGCTACTATATATCCTCGGCCAGATGGTACTCTTCCACAACAGGTGTGTACACCCAGCCCGTTTGGTTTTTCCGAGAATTCGATGAACGCCCCAGATTTTTTTGTTATTTCTTTTACTTCTGCTAAGACCTTGTTTTTGTTTGTATCGCCCCAGTAATATACTTTCATACCGACATATACCTCATCCCAGCTTTCCACCGCATCTCCAGGGCGATATTTTATAATGTTTGTGAACTTCATTTCTCTCCTCCTGTGAACATTATAACACATAGATATGTGTTTGTCAATAGGTATTTTTAAAATTTTTTTCGCAAGTCTGTCGACACAACCCAGTAGCCATGTCCCTTTTCACAGAGCCCACCACAGTTGTGTTTGCGCCAATCTACTTTGTCCCAGCATACTCCGATACTGCAACCGTTATCGATACACACAACAGTGCCTTCTTCTCCATATTTCACCATACCGCTACGTGAATATGTGTATACGACTCTGTCGCCGGGCGCAAACTTTTTGTTGGTGAAAGGAAAATTCACTCTTATTCCTCCTTTATTATTTCCATATCTCTGGGCAACACCCACCACCCATGGTGCCGATCGGTGAGCCCCGAACATTCGTGGCGGAGTTTGTTTTCCTCATCCCACCGCACGGCGATATTACCATATTCATCACGACATATCACTGTCCCGACCTCCCCGTTTTTCAGTGGTTCGCTACCTCTTCCGGTGAATCTAACCCTAGTTCCTTTTGAAAAATAGTTAAATTTCATTTGGTGCACCACCCGCAGTTATAATATTTTTTTCACGCTCGGGTAGAGTACGACCCACCCGTGTTTGTCTTTGCACCCTGCAAGGGGATATTTTCTCGGGTCTTCTTTATCCCAACATACATCCAATTCCGTATATCCTGGTTTGCGACGTACGCCAAGAACAGTGCCCGTTTCTCCGCAGTTTAACACCATGCTTCCTTTAAGTATATATTTTACTCTGTCACCTACCTGTATATCTCCAGATGCAAAAAATGTCATTTTTCTCCTCCTTTTTATATTCGTATGACTTCATCGTCACGAACATACCATCCATGCCCATACTCGCAGGTTCCCTTGCAGTCGTGGCGTGCATCTTTTTTCTTCTCCCATTGCACACCAAGAAAGACAGACCCGCGTGCCCCGTTTCTAATGATATTTGTTATGATGCCGGTTTCGTTCAATTCCATCTCGCTCAGAGCGCATATTCTGTATTGATAAAATCTTACTTTTTCTCCGACATGAAACGAGAAATCAAACTTCATTCTTCTCACCTCTCTCGTATTTCGCTGAGTAGATCCCAGTTTCCCCGTGTCACGATCCACCCCCTTTTTGACGGTACGCGGCCGTTGCACGTGTGGGTTCCCATCTTACTTGTCACCTCCCCTTCGTCGAGTTCAATTGCGCAGCATATTACTTTAAGAAATTCATCGCGGTATTCGGGTTCCACCACTGTTCCACAAACACAGCCATTGTGACCATTGTAGACAACTCTCATTCCTTTCCTTGGAGGGTAGGAAGCCTCCAAGGTTCGTATGATCCTGAAACTGTTTCCCAGTTTAAATTTCATGTACATACCTCCTTATCTTAATGCACACAATGCGTGATATCTGGGCTGTATGCTTCTTGCATCAACTTTGCCCTTCATCGCCGCAGCCCATTTCTTCAGAAAGCCCTGAATATCGAACTTTTTATCATACACCGCGTACCCACTCAGCTCGTAAGCTCTCGCTATGTCTTCTTCGTTGGGATTGAGGTTACCGTAGCAGTGCACCTGTCTGATCTCCCCGTCATGCACTATTTCCACAGTGAAGAACGGATGATCAGGCATATCGCTTCTTCTCAGGAACATGATGTTGTCTTTGCCACCGATAATTGCATCCACATATCCACCGACGCAGTGATGCAGGATTGCACCCTCGTCTTTGAGTTCGTGTACACTCTTCGGTGCAACAATCTGCAGTCCACTCTTCGGATCGGCCCATTCCAGCGGCTGCACACGTTTCACTGCTTCCTCGAACAGTGCGTTCTGGCTTTCATCTCTGTAGAAGCTGACCCAGTATGCAGCGTCGTCGTGCAGGAACTGTACATTTTCTTTGGGATTCATGTGAACCAACACACCAGCGAGACGCATTGTTACCCCGTCTTCACCCAGCGTCCACTGTTCACTGAGATCGCCGCGTTTAAGTGCATCCTGATATTTTGTTCTATACGCTTCCAGGAAGTCTCTCTGGGTCATAACTTCCGTTCTCCATGTATATCTTCTGTCACGCATGCCTTCCACAAACGGAATGAAGCGTCTGGCTTTTTCCGGACGTATAGGATAACGTTTTTCCGAGAAGATTTCTTCTGCGGATCCAGTGCCCGCTGCTTCCAGCATTTCCTGTGTTTTCTTCAGAGACGCTCTGGATCTCAGGTAATCTACATACGTTTCGATACCGGCATTGCGATACGTGTAGTTGATTTTCGGATCCGGTGCGCTTGCGTATGCTTCACACAAGGATATGATTTGTTTGACACCAGCTTTATCGTCGCCCCCGACAGCTTCCCGTACAACATCGGTGATGGTGTCCCACTGAACCGGGCACTTACCGCTGCTGAGTTTCAGAATTCTCGTGAAAGTATCGTCGTCTACGTCGCATATCGGCGCACCGAGTGCTTTCTCAACTCCGAAAAGCCGAGGAAGATCTCTCACGAAATATTTGGCGTCTGCACGCATATGGCTCGTCGGAGAATTCTTGATGGCGGCCTCGTCATCCAGACGTCTGAGCTGGTTCATACGCAGACCGAACATTTTCTTAAGGTTCTTCTGTTTTCCATGGAAGCTCAGGCAGGCGTATCGATTGGGCAGTGTTTTCTTGTCAAGATTGCAAAAATGCTTATCTGTATCATTGTCCATCATATCTTCCAGCATACAGAAGTACAGATTGAAAAGCTTAGATTTCAGCAACTGCTCCATTACAGGCATACCTGTCGACACAAGTATCTCGAGGGCGAGAACACCGATGTTTTTATTAGATAACTCATCATATACCGAAACAAGCTTATCTTGACTTTTACCGTTTCTCCACCCGCCGCGCTGATGGAAGGTTTTTACATCTCTCGAAACATTGTCCAGAATCCAGGCGATGTTTGTTCCTTCGAAGAGTTCGCGCGGAGTCAGCCCATCTTTGATTATGGTGTGGATTCTCTTTGCGGCGTCAGAAGAGTCCCTGGTGAGCGAAAGTTTGCTCGTAATATAGTTCAGACTCGGGATCGGGAATTCCCAGTTTTCATACGTATCATATTCCGCCATGAAACGCTTCCTGGTTTTGACGTTGAAGGAGAAGACTTTCTTCTTCCCATTATCTCCGTACCACCAATCACCCATGCCGTTACTGCTGCTCGGGAGCACAAGTACGATTTCGTCGCCTTCACGGGCCCAGAGACGAGTATTGGCGTACTTATTACGGTCTGTTTCTTCCCATTCATCTTTGAAGAGCGCTGCCAGTCGAGCTGCGTGCTCTTCTCTGGTCTCTTTATCTGCGCTAGCCGACTTTTTCGGAAGAGGTTTTTTAACCGGCATCTCAAAAGACAGCCACTGGAAGAGATCGCGCAGAGAGTTCAGGGTTATTTCTCCTTCGGGGGCGATAATACGATTTTTGCGGCAGAACATGGAACGAAGTACTTTGTTCTCTGGATCGTCTGTCCGAAGAAAGTTATTCACCAGTGTACGGGTTTCCTTGGAAAATGAGTTATTTCTGCTGCTGAGGTTGTCTGCAAAAACAACACGACGAGAGAGGTCCGTAGAGGTGAGGTAGTCGCACGAGCTAAGCATATAGCTCATATTATTAGCTTTGTAAGGACGCGCAAGTGCTTTAATCTCCTCTTCGGTTTCTACGAACGTTACTTTTCCCGTAGACCCGGGTCTAACAAGTCCGGTCCGGTTGCTTACAGGAGCCAACCAGTCATTCAAACGAGGGGCACTGTTCGTGATAACGAAATATTTACGCTTTTTACTGTCTCCTTCGCCGTAATCAACCGCCTGAACCGCGACGCACGTACGATCTTTATAGATACGCACCTCACTGTCTGCGATGTACTGGTATCCCTCTTCACGACTCCAGCTGCGAGGGCCACAACTGTCCAGATAATGCTGTTCAGGTCTGGCTTCCTGGTAGTTTTTAACACGGCTGAAGATCGCGGGGCTCCACGAGCTGCTGCGGAAAACTTTCAGGCCCAGATAATCTCCGGCGTTATAAAGTGAATATCCCGTCGGGCGCCATTGCTGCCCAATAAGGATGCATTCTTCTTTTTTGTGATCACCAGGCAGGTGTAATACTCCTGCGGGGGTTTCCATAGCGCACGGAATTTTGCTCCAGTCAGTTCCTCTGTTCAGATTGATCGCGTTGATTTTCATTACTTAGTACCTCCAAGTGTTTTATTAATAATTTCTTTGATTGTGGTGAAGAAGTTTTCTTTAATGAGAAAGTCGATGATTGTGATTTTTTGTTCGTCTGACAAACTTATCAGCTCGTCAAAGACATACTCTGCGTTAGCGATATGGTGAATTGCCCATATATATCTCGGATCATTGATCGGGAGATATTTTTCCCACGCATTCAACAACTGGATATAATCACCCAGAAGTCTGAAAGATGCGTTTATTTTTGCGGTTCGTATTTCCTGCTGTTTTTGCAGCTGGGCCCGCCTCTGCAGTTCTTTGCGTACCACTGTATACGAAGAGGCGCGGTCATTAACCGTCACGCCGAACTCTTTCGCAAGATACAGAGCTGCTTGATTTACAGTAACTCCCAGTATTTTAGCAGCATACGCAATCCCGTCGATTCGTTTGCCACAGCCGAAACAGTATGCATGATCGTTGTAAACTTTCATACTCGGCGTTTTCTCATTATGAAAAGGACACTCGCAAAATCCAGAACGATTGATCACGCCTCCCAGATGCTCTATAACATTGACCATCGGGATTGTTTTGATTAACTCGAACGAAATATAGGTAGTTTCCATACTATCTTCCTTTCTTTTTACTTTTTGCAAGGTATTTGCTCCATCGCTCCCCGTATTTCTGCCAGAAAACCAATAAATCTTCAGGAAGGTCACCAGGGATTCCTTCCGGTAATGGTTTCTTCTCAGCAGGGGCGCTAGCGGTGGCTTTTGCGATTTTCCTTGGAGCAAGAATATTGTCTTTTTGAATTTCCAGAGCAGTAGTCACCCATTTAGGGATGTCTTCTTCTTTTCTGGCGTCCACCACCCAGATTTTGGTGGTTTGGGGACCAGAGGCCCCCATCCCAACCATATATTTCATTTCTTGCCCGCGTTCGAGCTTGATTCGTTCTGGATTGTGCATTAGATAATCGTATGTTTTGGCGCTAGGGGACGTGGAAAATTTTACAGTCAGAATTACACTCATACTTTTTTCTCCTCATTTTTTTATTTCTTTTTACCCGAGGCCTTATATTCTTCGCTGACAGCCTTGATACATTCTTCTGCCTCGGGAATCAGCGGCGAAGCGATCACAGGGGCCTTGAAAATACCGTTAATCATAACGGCAGTTTCATAGACCGGAGCGATGTTGGGGTATGCTTTTGCCATTTTTGTTTTGTCGTATTCATACTTGTTTGCGACATAGTATGAAGCACGAATATCTTCGCACACCTCATCGAGGGTGTTGCCTTCTACCTGGCATTCGAGATCGCGGATTTTAATGGTTTTAGTAAACATAGTCTTTTTCTCCTTTTATATTATATTATTATAATTATTTCGAACCGGGGATAGATATCAGATCTTCTCCCGAATCACACAGATGCCAGCCAGACTTGATCAGCTTGTTGCACATGCACCCGGCATTTCCCGGCAGCGCATAAAGCTTCTTCGTGTCGGTGCTTTTCTTGAACATCTTCATGGTTTCGAGAAAAGCGGGATTGCCGTCGATGGCCAGGAATCTATCGCCGATAGATACCAGACGTTCGCGGGCTGTTACTTCGTCTTCTACGAAGTTCGATACCAGATCGCCCACTTCCGGCGAATTGATATAGGTGGTGATGCCGTTTCCATCTGCGTATCCATGTGCTATACCATAGCGACGCAGCATTTTACTGATCGAGCCATCTTCTACCACCAGAAGTTTGTTTTTGGGGTTGAGCGTCTCAAGGCTTCCCGTATATACAAGCACATACGGCGGACGACGAAACTTTGTGAGCCATGTCGGATAGAGTTTTGTAGAAGTGAGATCTAAGATCGTCACCACCTGCGCGTCAGGGGTCTTTTCAAGAATGGCTTTTCTCCACTCTTCAAGGGTTGCCTGCATAGTTGCTACAGGGGGCAGTTCTTCTTTTTCTGACAGCGCCTGCTGGATTTCTTCCCAGTTACCTTTTTTGGTGGCGTAGAAATAGAGAAGAGTGTTGAGGGGATTAAAGTCTTCGAATTTGATTTCACTAAGTTTCATGTTTGTTTTCCTTTCTTATTTAGAAATTGTGATTTTAAAAGTGCTTGTGAAGTGCCCAATGATTTCGTCTGAGTAGAAGATTCCTTCGGGTATTCCATAGCCCGTACTGGCGTCATAGAAACTTTTAAAGTATTCCGTATCGCCCTCGAACTCCGCGGTCGTTTCTACCTGTGATTCCGCGCGGGCCGTGCATCCCGAATATTCCAGAACAGTGTTAACGGCATCGTCAACCTCCCAGGAAAACTGTTCTGCATCGCCGCTGGCGGTTACATATTCTTCGAGTAAAGGGCCATATCCGGTAAAAGAATCAGCGTAGATTTCCTCACCCCGCCCATATCTTTCCCCCTCCTCAGGATCTACAAACACCGAGGCTTCCACCTCTGTGTGTCCTTCGATAACGATTTTATCATCTTCTATGGAGACCACGGGGAAAGCAGAATCAAAAATCATATTTTTTCCTTCGCTGAGGGTTTGGCAAATACGTTCGATTACACCGTAGGGTATAATCATGTCTTCAGAGCTGTATTTTAACTCAAGAAGAGTGGGGTCCTCCAAGGAAGACCCCTTATCTTTCCATATTTGGAAAAGTTCCGATGCTTTCATTCTTTCTTTACTCCTTTCTTTGGTGTGGTTTTGCGTATTTTTGTGATCTCGACGGGGGACTTGCTGCAATATCCTTTTAGGGTATCGGGGAGTGTGCCTGCGTCGAAGTCTTCTTCGAGGCGCTTTTTGTCTAGCAAGACAGATATCTTTTTATACTTATCGGGAACGACGGTGGAAAGAACGTCTTTATCAGACATATCCTTCGACACCTCGAAGCATGTATCAACGTCTTTGTAGACAGTTGCGGTTACGACATCTCCGAGTTTTGTGGTGATTTCTACGGCTATCTTTCCTTCTTTGTCGTCGATAAGCGATCTTGCTGACAAGTTGTCCACAATATCTTCGTATCGTGTTGCGCGCAGCATTTGTTTGACGTGGTCATTGAGATTTTTAAGCGCCGCGATCTGGTCTTCCAGAATCACAGTCGCTGCGATCATTTCCTCAGGCACCACGCTTTCCGCAGCAATGATTTTTGCTAAGGAAATATCCTTTTCATTGACTTGCACAATCTGTGCCGTTGCTCTCATGTTTATTCCTCCTTTTTAATAAAGAAAGGACCGATTATGCAAATCGGTCCAATATCTTTCTGGCGGCTTCGTCTTTATCCGCCTTGTCGTCTTCCTCGGCAGCGCCGCCGGTGGCCTCAAAGAGATCGTCGAAATCGAGCGTGACCTTCACGGTCTTTTCTTCCGCAAAGTCATACAGTTCGTAAATACCGCGAATCTGTTCGACGATTTCCTTGCTCTGCTTAAACGCCTGCAACTTTTCGCTGTTGTCGTTATCGGTCGACAGATCGTTCAGATACTGAGCAGAGATCGCAGCGGTGAATTCATCGAGGCTGCGTTTCTTCTGGAGAATATTGTCGCAGAGTCTCTGCGCATTTCTGATCGAGAACTTGACATTTTCATGCCATTTGCTGCTTCCAGCCTCTTTCTCGATCACTGCGCCGAAGTCATACAGTTTACCGAAGAAGTCGGAACTGAGCTCATGCCCGAGCCCCTTCGAATACTTTCTTGCGCGATCGGTGAACTGCACTCTGGTGAGCGCCGGAACGTCGATCTTCGGGAACCTGTTCTTCAGAGCCACATTCAGCGTTTCGGTTCCTTCATAACCCGGGTTCATGGTCATATAAACCACAAAGTTGGGATGTCTGTTGTAAACCTTACCGTTCACGGTAACGCGCTGAGTTCCGTCGGTGAATTCGTTCAGTTTTGCATTGACACCAGGCTGGCCATAGTTGATTTCTTCTATGACAAGCTGATATCCTTCGTGGAACGCCTTGAGAAGCGGGCCTTCTACGAATTTCCACTTGCCGCCGTCTACGGATTCGTTCGGCACATACATGCCAACGAGGTCCTCCACCGAGGTGCCGTAGGTAATCTGAAGATTCAGCAGCGGTGCGCCTGCGCGATTTGCCAGGATTCTTGCCGCGAAAGATTTACCAGTTCCAGTCGGCCCCTCGAAGATGATACCGTTAGATTTACCAGATTCGATTGCTTCATAAGCAATTTTGGTTTCCAGAGGCAGACTCTCGTAGGTTGCGCCGACTTTTTCCAGCTCTGCAGCATCTTCGTCGAACATTCTGCGATTTTCGGGATCTTTCAAAAGCTCCGAATAATCGCGCTTTTCGAAAGTCGTAGCAAGCTTCTTTTCTACTACATCATAACCCTCCTTTTCGAGAATTTCTTTTATGTTCTCGGGAACGGTATTGACAGCGCCAGAGCTTTTAACGTAGCCGATGACGCTCATGCTGTGTTCGGGTGCTTTTCTGCTTATCGGTTTAAATTGATATACGCCCTTAAAGAGCTTCGCTTCGTTTATGGCTTCGATGATTGTGGTCAGTGCTTCGTAATCATCGATATCGTATTTATCGGGATCGATATACGCGAACGCGGACCCCTTGATCTTGACATAAGGGACGAAAAGATTTTTGTCTTTTGCGGTTACGACGAGAAGATACTGATCGGATTCACCGAGACGAGCGAGGGTGAGGATACCATTGGCAGCAGCTTTGATAACATTGAAAGTTCTAGACATAGTTTTAAATCTCCTTAAAATTTAATTATTTTTGTATTTTTGTTTATTTTTGTTGATAAAAATATGCAATTATATCGCATATTCGCTGAGTGTATCGATAAGATATTGCGGAAGCTCTCTTTCAAGCTCTTCCATTGAACCGAAAAGTTTGTGTCTCGGATAAATACTTGCAACTTCAGAACACATTATACCGAGACCGATGACGATGATACCATCATCCTCGATTTGTCTTATAATGCGCTTCAGGGAGTCTCGGCTGCCGGTGGTTGCACCATCGCACAGCACCATCAAGATTTTTGTCTTGTGGTTGACTCTCTGGAATCTCTTCCAAATATAGAAGAGATTGATTTCTTCAGAGTTACCTGCGAATGTCGGGATATATTTATCTGAGTGCAGTCGATCAATTGTCGACGAGGAGTTGATTCCGAAATACGGCTTTGCTTTCTCAAATTCGTCTTCGAAATCTTTTTCAATGATAGTTATACATGTGCCAGTATAACTATCACACGTTTTTGTGAAACAACTTGCACAGAAGGGCACCTTTGCCCAATCGCACGCTTGTGCCATGGTCAAGATGCCTTTTGCACATACGCGGGACTTGCTTCCGCTCATTGAACCGGAATTATCTCCAAGCAGCCAGAAAGCTGCGTCGGTGTCACGACCTTTACTCACCGGCTGTTTGAAAAGTTTAAGATCACATCCATCGCGCATTTCATCTTGCATTGCGCGACGAAGGTTGACTTTTCCTTTCGTAAAGCCTTCTTGCATTCTGGGACGTGTCCTGCCTTTGAACAGTGTCAAGAATTTCGACACGTCTTGAGCCGCCGGAGAAACTTTCTCAAGTTCTTCATCGAGCTCGTCGATCAAGGCGCCGTCATACGTATATTCGTCTTTTGCAATAACGAATTCATGATCATCACCATCGTGAATTTCGTCATTGAAGACTTCGTCGGTGATTTCATCGTCGGCTTCAAAATCCGGCATGGGCGCGGATTTGTCCTCTTCGTCTTCGCTGCTAGACGCAGATTTTTCTTCTTTCTCTTCTGCGTCTTCTGCGTCCTTGTCACCTTCTTTGGGTTTTCCACCCCCGTCTTCGGCGCCTTCTACTTTTCCAGTGTCACTAGCGGGAGACCCGAGTTTTTCATCCAAGTCTTTCCCTGTTACACCACTTTCGCTACTAGGTATTCCACCTTCTGCAGGGAGCGATCCGGATTTCTTTTCTTTTGCCGGAGGTTCTTCCATTTCCCATTTTATTTCTGGGATATTTTCGAACATCCACTCACCCAGAGCAACTGTTGCTTTAAGTCGCTCTGTGGCGTCCGCGGTCATTAAGACCGCTTGTAGTTTAGGCACAAATTCGGTTTTGTGTGCCTCAAACACCGCATTGGTCTCTTTGATTGCGGATTTGCCGCATCTTAACAACAACAAGAGATATTGCATAAAGTTACCAGCATTTGCACCAGTATCTTTATATCTCTCCGCCTGTGGTGCGAATAGGCTGTTTATTGTGAAATCAAAGAACCGTCTCGGCGAAACATCGTAAGGACGATTCTTTTTATAGTAGAGAACCATGTTTTCTTCAACAACATAGTCTTCTATTATATTGAATAAGTTGTGCAAGATCCCTCTCTTTGAGGGGTCTTTATATTCCACGATATCTTTGCTCACCATATCTGTAAACAGATTATGACCCATTTCGTGGAGATTCAACCCCATGATCGCCTTTATTGATGGCGAAAACAGGGTTTTCATCACCGCTTTTTCGGTGATTGTGTCAGGCAGTCCAGCGATTTGTTTTACCAGGCCGCCACCCAGCACGACACGACGCGTACTGGGGTCCCCGCGCTCAAGGCTTGTGTAAGCACCTGAGCCGCGAGTATCGAAGGTTACCTTGATCTTTTTCCCGGGACCAATCAAGATATTGTTTAGCGTGAAGATGTGATCGCGCATCGGCACGCCGGTTGAAATTTCATAGTACTGATAAAGGGTACCGAGAAATTTCGTGATTCGGATTGTTTTCATACTTTTTCCTCCTTATCCGATTGAAATTATATTTTTTACCGCGATAGTGTACACCAATGAGGGTGTACTTACCGCAGGTTTTTTCGCCGCATATCTCGCGAGCTTCTCTGCCTTTTTCAGCGCCGTCGCGATTTCCGGAGTAACCGGAGAAACCTCTGTTATTTTTCCGGTCTTTTTGTTTTCAGAATAGTAGGATGTTTTCGTCTCCCACTTTTTCCCCGTGTGTATATTTTTTGCAAAAGCGTTATAACACATTAATAACGTGTTACCGTTTTTGCATTGAATAATGAAGGGATGTTCTGGATCGTGCGTTTTCGTTTCGAAAATTCTAGAACTTTTCGCGACGGTTGCCCCTTTTACCGCATCGCTGATTTTTCTGCTTAACATAGTCGCATACCGAGCAGGGATGACCTCTCGTTTTTGTTCCGAAAAATCTTTATATGCAAAATTTGCATCTAAAATTTCCGAGGGGGTTGTCGCATTGCAGATCTGTTCAGTCCATTTAATTGTGGGCTGGTTTTTGTAGTTAAGTTTGAAACGCACAAGCATTTCTTTAACTACATACAGATCCGTGTCTGCATCGAGGGGCACCGGCGCACCCCCAATCCAGCGGATTTTCGTGAATGCACCGGGATGAACGGCGCTCACTTTTTTAATGATTTCTTCTTTGCTCAAAGTTTTCATAGTTTTTCCTCCTTTAAATCTTTATATACAGGCAGGTAGTCTGCCCATCTTTTATCGTAGCTATCTGGTCTGAATAGCCACATAAGTATACTCGACTCATCATCGCCGTCGCGGTAAAGAACATATTCATCATCAAACTCGTCGTGCGACCTTTTTCCACCTACGATAGATGAGTCATATGTTTCTACACGCCCGTCTTTGTATTTTACAGTGGCGATTTCATCACCACTTAATACTTTGATTTGTATACTTTTCAGTTTTTCTAACCCCTTTTTTGTAATATCAACGCCCGTATCATAACGGGCATTGTTGTATGCCAACAAAGACAACGTTGTTAGGCTGATTGTTTTTGCAGATATTTCTTTAAACATAAATTGCATTTTTATCCTCCTTTTTATGCCCCTGTTTCTGCACGGAAAGTGGGCAAAATTGTTTTTTTATTCTCTTTTTTTAAAATCCCAAAGTTTGATTTCGTAGTTTTTCATTTTATACTCTCCTTATATATTATTTGAATCTTTCTAATATTATACTCTCTTTTTCTTCATCCGTAAGTGCTATCCACGTTGTTATCATCTTGCTTAAGATGTCTCTGTGTTTTTCTTCTCCACAGAATGCAAACGCATAGGGACCAATTTTGACTTTCTTTTCGTCAAATTTCGGCGGAATTAATTTATGGCAACCGCTGAAAGCTTTCATTCCTATTTCTTTGAGTTTGCTTTTTTCTTCTATCTCAATTGCTTCGAGATTTTCGCATCCTGCGAAGGCCTCTCCTCTAATTTCTTCAACGTTTTTCGAAATTCTGATTGTGGTTAATTGATCGCAATTTTCGAAGGCGCCGCCGCCGATAATTTTTACTTTGTTAAATTCAACCTTTTTTATCGGCAACCCCGCACAAGCGTCGATCCCTATGCCTTTTATATCTGTAGGAATTTTATTCGCCTTATCTCCGGCAGCGCCGATTAATATTTTTGTTTTCTTCGTAACTATCCAATTGTTATTTACATAATAATTAGGATTTTTCGGTGAAATGATTATTTCTTTAATTCTGCTGTTTCCACTGCGTCCTCTGAAGGCAGCGGGAGAAATGTTTTTTGCTTTTGCTCCCAAAGTGATCGCCGTCACCGCAGTGCCAGCAAATACTCGCGCACCAATCGTAACTAGATTTTGCGGCATTATCATTGGCCCCTTGAGACTTTTACATTTCGCAAAAGCATTCCTTCCGATAAATTTGAGACCTTTCCCCCAGTTAATTGTTTTTAGCTTAGTGCATCCCCAGAACGCTTCCTCGTCTATGCCTTCAACACTATCCGGGATGGTGATGTCTAAAAGGCCAGTGCAATCGTGGAATGCAGCATAATTAATATTTTTTACGCCATTGGGGATAAACACATATTGTATTTCGGGGTGGTCTGCGAACGCCCCTTCTCCTATTTGCGTTATTCCTTCGGGGAGATATAAGTTGTTTGGACAGTATTTTCCTTCAGAAGGATGAATTCCTGTAAGGATTTTTTCACCATGGTCATACATAACATTAAATTTCATTTTTGTTTCTCCTTTTCTTTTTTTATTATTTTTATTATTATGCGTGCCACACGCGTACAACGTGACGTACACGCGGTTTTTCTTCTGGCAACGCCGCTAGTATACGCGCAGCATGAAGCGCATATTTCACAGTGTCGCTCCACACCTGGTTTTCCAGATGTGTGACGAGACGCGTATAAGCGCCTATTTCTGCGAGGTTCCTCGCCTCTTTCGCCCAGGCGGCCTTCTTTGTGTAAAGAAGTTCGGCAAGGGCGTCTTTCGCGTCCTCTTTCAGTTCGTATGCTGCTTTGGGCGCCACATATCCCCTTGGAATTTGCGTGTTTACAAGTTTGATGATTTTTGCGTTATTCATCGTTATTCCTCCTTATTAAAATTATTTTTTTATTTTAATTAAACATTTCTTTATCAATCCACTCAAGAATTTGAGCGGATTTTTTATAAACTATTTTACTTTTTGGTTTGAAAGACCAAATCATTGTTTTTTTACCTGTATCAACAGAAAACGTTATTTTTTTCTGCTGATTGTAGAATGTCGGGATTTCTCCGTTGCAGGAGAACCCTGCTTTTTTCGCCGCTTTTATGCACCTTAAAATATTTGCTTTGGGTTCGTACATGGTTATTTTCCTCCTTTTTTATTATTTATTTTCCCAACTGGGAATTTTTTGTTTATTTTTCTTTCAAGCCATTCTGTGGCTCTAAGAATTACGTATGCAGCTATCGCTGCACATACACAGATTGCTACGAGTAAAACGATCATTTTTCTTTCCTCCTTAGTCTGTTTAGTGTTTTATTTTTATTTTAAGGAATGGTGCATCCGCCGGTATATTAATAAATCTTTTTCCGGTTCCAGTTGGCGGTGTAACACTACTGTCGGTAATGGCCACACTTTCAAGAGCCTCACAGCCGAGGAACACATTGTCGCCCATATTCCTGACTGCTTCGGCCGGGATGGTTACACTCTTGAGAGCGCCGCAATAGGCGAACGCACTATCGCCTATCCACGCGACACCGTTGCCTATAATTACGTTCTTGAGGCTGCTGCAGCCCCAGAATGCATTGTCACCTATCCACGTGACACTGTCGGGGACTATTATGCTTTGAAGGCGGCGGTAATGGCGGTAGTTGGCGAATGCATCATCGCCTATGCCTGTAACTTTAAACCCCTCTATTACGGGCGGGATGTTCAGCTTTTCGCACTCGAGCGTGTCTATGCCGGTAACGGTGCAAGTCCCGTCGCCGTCATTGATTTCATAAGCAAAGCCTTCGGCGTAACGCGTGGGGGCTTCTTGAGCTTCTGCATCCTCCAAAAAGACGGGGGTGTAGTCGCATCCTTTGAGTTCGTTGGTGTTGATGTTTTTCATGTCTTCCTTTCTCCGGGGGATCCCGGCACTCGGATTTGATTTTTAAGTAGACTTTGCTACTCCGGGTGTCTGCGGTATGACCACCGCTTCGGTTTTTGAACCGATTCCCGTCCACGTCATGCGTAGACAGGAATCGAGGCAAAAGCCTCGATGTGGTTTATTCTGCGTCTTCCGTAAAAAGATCACGAAGCGCAGATGTCAATTCAACGGCTTCCTCTTTCGAGTAGCCGTCTTTTTCGAGCATCATCTTTTCGATGATGTCGATATATTCGTTAACAGTCATCTTTTTCTCCTCCTTTTCTTTATTGTTATATCCGTCCATTTCTGCATTGCAATGAATACAAAACGACGGAAGGACGTCCTTCTCTTTATTGGGGAAGGGCGGTTTTCCACAATTGGAGCAGACACATACTCCATCTTTCAATTTATATTTTGCCATTTTTATTCTCCTTTCTTTTAGCTTAATTTGATTAATAATGAGTTTTCGCCTTGCGGGCATTTTATTATTTTTCCTTTAGAATTGATATAAAGATATAAAAAGCTATCTTCATCCCAATCATTTTTGGGGTAAAACATATCCTGAAAAACAAAGACATAGTCGTTGTCTTCTTGAATATGATTAATATATTTGAAACCGTTCGACAGTTCCACTGGTTTTCTTGATAAGAAATTATATCTTTTAGCATAACGATATAATTCAAACCATCTATTTATAAAGATGGTTTCTCCGTCTTTTCCTCGCGGAGAATAGGTATAAATGCGATTTTTGGTTATGATTTTAATTGCGTCGATTGTCCCGTGTTCATCGTGATCAATATCGACGAATTTTATTTTCTCTGCCAAGAAAGGCTGTATTGTTTTTTTAAGCATTTTTCTACCATCTTTGGTCAACACGACAACTTCATAGTCGTATTTGTCATACCAGCGTATAGAAAAGAAATTTTTGTTTTCTTTTCTGCTGATTTTATGCGGGTCATAGTTGTCCCGCCCTTGGTTTTGTGCGATTGTTTTAATAATGCTTTCAAAAGGGATCTTCTCCCAGTTGTTTTGTTTCATTTTATTTTCCTCCTTTTTATAACATATACTATGCCTGAGCATATGCCAATGCCGAGGCAGATATATATTACCGTTTGTACGCTCCCGGACGTTCCGAGAGTTATGGTTTTATGGCAGTGCGGACACCGCCATATTTCTGCGCCCTCGTTTGCGCCATGGCCGGGGATCTCTTTTACCAGTTCCCAGCTTTCCCCGCAATGGGGGCATTCGCCATTGTTCCAGCGACGACCGTCTTGCGTCGCCACAGACACAATAAATGCGATAATAAGAATTAGAACGATAATAATTGCAATAATTTTTTTCATGGTTTTTCCTCCTTTTATTATATTAAATTTTTTATTCTCAGACCTCCTCGTACCCCTTCTCCGCGACGCGGACGCGGATATATTCGTCCGTGCCGTTTCTCCATGCCCCGAATGTGTCGCCTTCCTTCAGGGCGTTGAGGTCTGCTTCGCGCATGTTCGCGGAGCAGATTACTGTTTTTTCGTCCACCGCGCCGAAGATATACGGCGGGGCGACGTGGTCCTTCATTGTTACAAATACATTAATCATGGCTTTCCTTTCTGCACTAACGGCCTAGTTGCTTTTGTAGATTAATTCGTGGGTGTCCGCGTTGCGGACTTCGAACCGATATGCACCATGAATTTTTTGATCAAAATCATGAAATTGCTTTTTTGCTTCTTCGATGCTATCAACTCTGCCGCCGCCAGATGCTCGACAAGCAAACCAATAATAAATGAACATTTTTTTCTTTCTCCCCCTTATCCCTGGGGGTCCAGGAATTTTTTATGTGCCCCTCTGCGGAGTTGCACCGCTTCAGGGCATGAAGACCGCGGCCCGAGAGCTGCTCCCGTTGTGGCGGCGGTCTTGTGTTGGTCCTACGGGTTCGAGCGTAGGCGCACCGCGCCAGGTGTTACTGGCGGCCGGTCTTTTAGGGGATCCCGGACCCCGCGTGGATTGCGGCGTTTCGTGCCTTAACGTCCGGAGGCGCTCCTCCGGAGAGAGTGGTTTGCCTTCAGGTCACACAAGGGCCCGGGTGTGTTTCGTACACCAACGTCCCAGAACGCCCACTGGGAAGGAGTTGTTTTTGCTTACAGGTCCGCAACAGGAGGGGCTGGGCTTGCGCGGGAGCCACCCTATAGCTGCTCTGACCAGCTATATCGACTCGCAGTACTCCACATCCCTTTTGCCATAGAAATGTGGCTGCTGCCATCAGCCCGTAGTTTGCGCTGTGTCTACGGACAGGAGGATTTAGTGTTCTCGCTTCTTGTAGCGCTGGTGACGCTACGTAGCCTCGTATGCGTTGATCGGACCATCTGTGTGACCTCCCAGACTTAACCATATATACACCACTATAAGGTCAAAGGTGCATATACGACCAGGGCTGTCCTTACCACCCAGGAGATTTCCCGTTTTTCCCCTTATTTTTCGTGAGAGTGACTCATTACTCAATATGGGGATTAACAGAAAATATTTTTTTCATGGCTCAATCGCCACGAGGGGCTCCCACCCCCAAGTATATAAAACCCAAATTTACATTTTTTAAATATAAATCTGGTATATTTTATAATACTCATGGTCATCCAGCTATCTCGCTTTCTCTCTCTATCTCTATCTCGTCATATCTGCCTATTTATCCCCCTATATCTCTCTCTCTATATCAAATTTGACAAATAAAAAAGACCGATATATCTCTATATCGATCTCTCCCTATATAAAAATCGATATACACATATCCGTAGATACACATATATCGATCTCTATCTTTATCTATAATTCTCTCTCAATATCTCTCTGGCTTGCTATATGTCTTTATCCACATCTTTATCTGTACACATAAATCCGCTTTTCTCGAAATGTTTACATCTTACGGGACAAATTTTTCCAGTCCTTAAGCACATTTGTTTTTCTGCCCAATAACATTTGCAGGTTTCGCAATTATTTTCCATATTCATATACCTCGTTGCACCAGATGTCTGTGTCGTCGTCCCAGACGAGTCCGTACCCGCCTGTGTCCACGTGTACGTTTCGAAATATATCTTTATCCATATTTTTAGCTATATCCATAGCGTCATATGTCTTTATGGATCCGTCTTTAAATTTAACTTTGATCATGTGTGTGTCTATAACTTCAGCCATATCTATTTTATGAAACATATCAGCAAAACTCCCTGTCTGTAAATTCATATCCGTATTTATCGGTGGTATACTCGGAAGCATATTTGCCCCCTCCGTATTCAAGGTGGGATATGGGGACCTCGTCGGGACAATCCGGATCGAAGAAGAGGGAGCCCGGATCGTTGTTGGCGGGTTCGGGGGGCTGGACTCCTTTTATGCCTCCGTTGTGTTTGAGAACGCGTTCGACGAACTGTGCGTATGTATAGGTGGTGCCGTATTCGTCGTAGATTATCACGTCGGGATGGGTGAGGAAGCGATAGTAATCATCCATGGAATCTATTACACCCGGATAACGTTGGAAGAGGGGAAGCCAACCGGCGGAAGTTTTGGCCACGTGGACTTCATATCCCCAGCGGGGGGTGTCGGTACACGTGTAGGCGTATTCAAGGGGGTGAACAAGTTCTTTGTTTTGGGTGGAGAAGTAAAAATTTGTACCCATGGTTTAGTGCTCCTCTGTATCTGTGTTCTTCCCTGCCCCTTCCTCTGCCTCTGGGACGGGGATGGGGATGGGGGTGTATTTTTCTATGATTTTTTCTGGATGGTTAAGGCCATAGAGCTTTATTATTTGCATCCAAGTGGACACCATGGATGTGTCACCGTAACCGTGAGAGGTGAGCGCTTGGAGATATTTTTTCGGGGATTTGCCGAGTGCCGAGGTGTAGAGGGGTGATGTCGTCACGAGGGTGATATAATCATCCAGGGAGGCCGCGATGGAGGGATAGGCGCGAAAGAGGTCGGTTGCACCGCGGGAAACGGCGAGGGAATAAGAAGCGTAAGTTTTTTTGGTGGCACGGGAATAGACTGCACCTTTCCAGGCTGGACCGGCACGAATGCCAAAGAGGTTGTTTGTAGCACGGTACACGCCGTATCGGCCTGCGCCTCCTTCGGTATATGCTTGGGCAAGGATTGCCGGGATCGGGAGGCGGGATGTATCGAGAGTGGTTGCGGAAAGGGCGTCGAGAATATCGGCAAAAAAGAGGAAGGCATCGGTGCGGGAGATAGACGCGGTGGGATCGGTGGCGTTGTAGATGTGCACGTATATCGTCGAAGCGGGGGTGGAGGCAGGGGCGCCAACAACCGTGACTGTGAGTGTCTCACCGTAACGGGGAGGGATATATGACTTGAGAGAGATGTCTGTGTTCGTGTCGGCAGGGGTGTTAGCGTCTTCGGTATCTGCTGTGTGCGTCTCCTCCTGGGGCTCAGTCGAGGGAAGGGGGAGAATCACCGCGTTTTGAGAGTACCAGAGCGAAATGTCTAATTTCGAGTTTTCGGGGGAAAATTGAAATAGTACTATTTCTAAAGAGGGTATATTGCCCGCGGGTGTGGAGGGTGGCAGAGGGACGAGGAGGGGTGTTTCTATTGCCTCTGTTTCTGCCGTTGCTGCTGTTTCTGTTTGACAGGAAGTGGGGGTTAGAAGGACAAACCCGAGAAGTAATATAAAAAGACAGATTAAAACAGATAACTCAATTTGGTCGCTATATTTATGTTTCATGATAAATTTATGGTTGTTTATATTATGTTGTTTCTGTGTTGCACTTATTACTGCTCTACATTTTTGTCTTGTACGGGGGTGGAGGCATATTCCTCAATAAAATATGTATCAATAAGATAATCATAAAGTTTCCCTGCGTTGGAAATCGGGATTTCGCGACCGGAAGAGTCAACAACATCACCGGGGTTATAATTGCGCCCGAAATCCAAATCGTAACAGAAATAATCAATTATTGATTCATCGCGATCTATGTTAAACATAACATGAATCACGTCAAGGAAAAGTGTTTCGTGATCAATATTAGGAAAAAAGTTAACGGGGGCGGTGCTGGGAGAAAGGCGATCGAGAGCATCATTAAGTTTCGAATAGACACCAGAACGATCGCGCATGGCATTCATAATGCGGATAAACTCCTCGCGCGAAAGAATATTTTTAGGAAGCTCCCCCGGGGGGTTATCCTCTAACGGTGAGGGGTAGCCAAATTCATACATGGGTGTAGAAGTAGTTTTTGTCATATTAATTAATTATTCACCTTGTTTTTGTTTTTCAAGAATCTCTGTAAGTCCCGAGGGAGAAAGCTCAGAAAGCGTCACAAAAGGATTGTCTGGGGATCCTGGTGGAAGTTGATCGTTTAACCAGGAAATCGTGAAACAGGGGATGGGCTGGTTAGAACCGACAACGCGCATATCCAGGGAACAGAGTGTATGAAGTTTTGTGGTCAGGCGCTCCTGTGTGGGGGCGGAAAGACGCGAAACACCGGCAAGGTGGAAAATATTCTTTTTATCATAGCGCACCCAGCCGGTGGGGTGATAGTCTTTACGGTAAAACACAACGAAAGCAAGGAGGAGCGCCTTTAGACGTGGAAGATCGGGGTCCGTGGGAATGTCAGCGGAAAGAACTGCGGACATTTCGCAGAAACGCTTGTAATCCTCACAGGAAAGAGTAATTTTGGGGGCAAAATGACGCACCTCTTCCCCTATCGCGGAAGCAACCAGGTCATCGAGAAGTGCCTCTTTAAAAGAGGGGGAAGAAAAAGAGTCGTAAAGACGTGTGGCTATAGACCCAGCTACGGGGTTCTTGGGAAATTTGTAGGTAGAGTGGAGGAAGTTCGTAAATTGTTGTTCTATTTCCATGCGAAGTCGGGGGGGAGAAGAGAAGACCCCGCGTTTATATATCTCATAGAGAGATTGAATTTCTTCGGGATAGAGCTTTAAAAACTTTTTATTATTTTTAATCAATATCGGTTCGTTCTTCATTTACGAGATCTTCACCTCCTTCTGTGTCTGTGTCTGTGTCTGTGTCTGTGTCTGTGTTCTGGTGCGGTATTTCTTCGAGGATATAAAACTCACCCAAGTATTCTATCGTGGCGCCGGGAATATACTCGGCGGTGCGAATAGGACAAAATGTCTTTCCTTGGGGAATAAGGGCTACAATCTGATCTTCCAACACGCTCCACGCAAACCCCCAGTTAAAATTTGTATATTTAGGCGCAAGAAGCGAACAATAATAGAGGAATTCTTTGCCCGAAATCTTTGCTGTGGAGAGCGCGGATTGCAGATCAGTAATTATACTGTCATATATCGTGGTACGCAACTCTGCAAAATCCTCAGCGGATGTCGGGGTCGGGAGCGCGGTCAGGATATTCTCTAAATGCCTAATTGACATTTTTGTGGAAAATTCCTGATACATTTTTTTAACTATATCATAGCGCTCTGCGGTGAAAGAGAACTCGTCGGCGAATGTGGGAAGCATTGATTTTGCAGGAGTTTTGGCGCGAGTGGTGGGGTCTTTTGAAAACTTAATATCAAAATTAACATTTTCAAATTCACGGCAAAGACGGTTCATGGTGCAGGGGGCCGTGATAAGCGGAGAATATTTTTGATATCGGCGTATCAAGTTTTTCTCTTCTTCGGTTTTGTCTTCTTTCTTGAGGAGCTTTTTAAACTTAATACCAAACATGTCACGACTTATTTGATTATATGAGGCTTCAAATTGTTTGAAGCGCTGATTTAATTCAGGATAGAGGTAGCGAAAGAAATATGGTTTTTTAGAAACAACCATGGCATTTTGGCGCATCTTGGCCATTATCTCTTCTTGGGTATCGGTAGATTCAATTTTTGTGATTTGCCGCCACTCTTTTGGGAGAGAAGGTTTGTCGGCGCCTTTAATACGGTCGATTTCTTGCCCGACTATTTCTCGAAGAAGTTTTATACGCATCATTATTTCTGCGTATTGATCTTCGTGTCCTGGTTTGTCAAAGATCGCAGCCATTGCATACAGAATCGTGGCAGTGTTAGAAAAACCCCCAACGCCGGTACCAAACCCCTTCATTACGGTTTTGGTGATGTTTGCGGTTGTAATTTTTTCTGGGGTAGCAAGACCTTTTTCATAGGTGATTATGTTGTGTTCTTTATGGGAACCTTTTATAAACTGAGCATTATCTGTAGAAAGAACGATATCACCGTCGTAATCACTGTCCGAGTGTCTGAAACAACTGGTATCATAGATACTGTATATAATCCCCGAGGGAAGATGTTGGTACCAACGATTCATAGATTCGGTCGGTTGGGCGACCGTGATGGGATTATGCTCAGAAATATCAATCATTGGAGAGCGGCAAGTGTCAATAATTTGACCATTTTTACCGCGGTCTATCCAGAATTTAGAATAAATCTCGTCTTTTTTAAGCAGTCCGACCGGGGGGAGCCCAAGAGCGGACTCACACTGGGCCACGGGGTCTGCAATCATAAATTGATAATTTCCGTGTATCCAAATTTTGCCCAATTTGGCGCGATTTATTGTCTCTGCTATGCTTTTATATATTTTTTGACGCACAAAAGTATCTTTAAGAAAATCAATGTTTTTAACTATTGCTTTCATTGCGGGAGTCTGTGCGGTAGTATAAATACTTGAATATTCAATTCCCGGGTCTTTGCCACCAAAAGCATATAACAAGGCGTATGCAGGATCGCCGGAACAAATTTGTTGTATCCAACGAACGGTTGGCGCTATAAGTAACTGAATATCTTCTTCTGTTAATGTAAGTGCCTGTATATACTGATAGTTGGATAAAACATATTCTTCGTCTTTCTTTTTGTTGTATCTTGCGACACCCCAGTGTATATTTCCCTTTGCAGCATAAGAAGAATATTCTTGCCAGGATGAATAATATTTGTGTGTCTTAAATTGTGACTCAGACAAAAGCACGTCAATTTCGTCGATGTCATATTCTTTTCCCCATTTATCGCGAATGGTAGAAATTCCATGGGAGTGTGCGAAGTCACGAAAATCAAAAGTTGCAAGATTACCCTTAATAAAACATGAGCGTGCCACAAAAGAACAGGGTACAAAAGAAAGATCCATGTCCTGAGCCCACAGTTTGGCAAATTCCGGATCGATTAACCCTTGACCATCTGCGCAGTTGAGCTCTATATCCATTTTGCGCTCTTCAATATACCCCTTCCCGTTTTCATCATGGAGAACAAAATCAACGGGTTCTTGTTTAAGTGTATTATAGAAATCCTTGATTACACAAACTCGGGGAGTTCTAACCCAAAGAATCGAAGAAAAGGCCAGGGCAAAGTAAGCACTATACTTTGCCAAAACAAACATTTGAGTTTTTTCGTCAAGACCACAATTTAATGTTTTAGTGATATCGTGGTAATATTTTTCGTTGATGAATGTAGCAGTATTGCGACGTATTTGGCCGCTGCCTGAACACAGATATACATAATGAACGCCATTAAGATTGAAACCCTTTGTGCGAAATTCATGGAAATCGGTTTTTTTTCCGTCAATTACGACGTTAACAATATCAGAAACAAAAAGAACCTCGGATATTCTTTGTTCAAGTACATGGGCTTCCTTGTATTGGCCTTGTTTTTTGTAATAATGAACCGTATTGCGTAATTTTGTTACATAAGAGAATAGTTCTCTGTGATCACGATAATCATTGTGCATATACCGAAGTTGTTGAAAAACCAGGTTGTCACCTATTGAAACGACATTACCTTCTTTTATTCCACGACTTCGAGTGTAATTCTCGATATTGCAGTTGTTCTATACTAGGAAAGTTGCCGGAAGCTTAAATATTTGATATAAATTTTGAACAATTGCCACTTATATGAGCCTCCGTATTTGTGTGATATTAAAGGGTCAATACCTCAATGTGCTAGACCAGAAAATTTAAGACAGTATCAATTTCTTCGAAAGACTTGCAAAAATATCTATTGATACTCATGTCGTCAGAATATTTTTTAGTATCGGGGTTTATATATGCATTTACACCAAAAGGATCGTGATAAATAATATAAATATTTCTACGGGGTTTTTTACAATTATTACACACTACGGCGAACACATTCGACGGAATATCATATACAAGAATTTGCACCGCGTGTTTCGCAAAAAGCTCCGTGTATTTGTCTGTTATCATATTAAGTTGTTCCTATAAATTTTGTTGCTGTGTCACTTGATTTCTGGTCACTCCTGTAGTTAAGTATCGGGGAAGTTTTTCCCCTCGATATTAATATATGTGGTTTTTAAGAGAAATCAAGGGAAAATGCGAAAAAGATGGGGTGCGAAGGCGAGGATGCGTAGCAGACTCGGGGTGGCCCCGGGAGGACGGCAATTGGGTGAGCGAGCGAAGCGAGGAGGGGGAGAAAAACTTTCTTTTTGTATATATACGTAGTATATATATTTTTCTTTATAAAGTAGGAGTAGTTATAATAAATATAATAAAATAAATAAGTTATATTAAAGTTAAAGTAATAGTAATAAAAAGTATTGAAATTACTTGATATTCGTAAAAAACCATATAAGTATAAGTATGAGTATATCAGGGTATACTGGTATATAGGAGTGTGTATATGATAATAGACTGGGTTAAAAACAGTAAAGAAATACAAAAAACAAAGAGGCTGCGCGTAGAAGAGCCCTGCGATCGTAAGGTATCCTTTAAGTAGGAAATTGTGTACGTCTAGTATTTGTTGGACGTTTGTGGATATGATCGAGATCAGTGTTTTAAAGCGTGGAAACAAATAAAGAATGGTACGGCCGCGAAATTTAAAGGGGACCCCGAGGCGCAGAAGATTGAATTTTTGATTATTTGGCGTAAAATTGGCAATGATCAGTTCAGGAAACCTCACTATACGAAATCGGTCGGGCCTATTAAAATATTTCAAGAAGAAATTGATTTTTTAAATAATCTTGATGCCCCCTTGTGGATGAAGTAGTACTGGGGCGCGCTTCTGTTTTATTATAAATTTGCAGTGTAGATTTATGAGCGTGTGTTTAAAACGTCTACCGTGAATGCTTGGTGTGTTCAGCATAGTGAATATAAGAAAAAAAATTACGGTGGAAAGTGTTAGGATTGTCTTGCCGAGAAAGTACTGGCTCTTAAGAAATAGGGGATCGAAATTTTACAAAACTCTCTAATTCTAAGCGCCGGTGATCGTTGGCCTGCTTTTGTCCCGGCGTTTTGTGTAAATAATGGATGTCTTGTTAAAGAGTTTTAGGACATAAATCAAATTGATAGTTTTATTAGTTTTATACAACCGACAAGTAGGGCTTGCCCACAATGCGGGGCATTATTTAAACTATCTTCATACAGAAAGACAAATTTGTGCCCGCAGTGTTATCAGGTGTATAGACGTAATTAGAAACGCCTAAACAAAAGGAAACAGCGCTCTGGCGTTATTTAAAAAAACAAATGTCGACAGGAAAAGGGCAATTACAATATATGGATAAGGGAGAAATAAAAAATAGATTTCATTTAAGCGGCAAGAGCCGAAACCCCTTGAAATTACTAGATTTTTTGAAATACAAGGAAACAAGGAGACATATGCATGACCGTAAAAGAATTTTGGGAAATCATTGATGCCATAGATATTGATTCCAGAGAGGAAGCGCGTTATACCGAAGACGAAATGTATAAAATTGGGTGTTCGTTTATTGAAATGAACAATGCCCAAAAACGAGAAATCGGTGGCTGGGACAGGTTAGTAGAAATACTGCAACCCTTGGATAAAAATGGCGACGTGATGAAAAAAGGTGACACCTTCCGCCAATGGGTGAAGGGGCGTCGTTACTCGAAAGACGAGATGGTTCACAACGAAAAGATGCTTTCGGGTGCCACAATAGACAAAATTAGTTTTGTCGAATTTAAAGATAAAACCGAGAAACTCAAAAGCGAGTTATACAAGCAAGAGGTAAAAACTCGAGACGTTCTTAATAGTTATCGGAAGACACTACGTTCTGAGGCGAGGGTCGAATCTATTAAAGATTTAATTGAACGATCCGTCACCGCTCTTCCCCCGCTTCCTGAAGTTGAACCAGGAGTTGCGCGGATTGGCGCGGAGGATTCCCCGGCCGAGGCGGTCATGCTTTTATCCGATATGCACATAGGCATGACGATTGATAATTTTGCCAACACTTATAACAAAGAAGTGGCTAGGGCTCGTTTAGCTGCCTATGTAGATGAAGTTATCACTTTGTGTCATGCCAACAACGTTGTTCGTTTAAATGTATGTAATTTAAACGATCTGGTTCATGGAGCCATACACTTAACCGCACGCATTGAAGAGGAAGAGGACGTTATCACTCAAATTATGCTAGCTTCTGAAATGTTGGCCGAGGCTTTAAATAAATTGCAAGCGGCGGCGCCAGAAGTTATTTATAGAAGTGTTACGGACAACCATAGTCGACTGATGCCCTCGTTTAAAGAACACATTGAGAAAGAGTCTTTGGCTCGTTTAATAGATTTTTATGTTGAGCCGCGTCTCTCCGGGAGTTCGATTATATTTGCCAAAGATAATTTAGACTATGATATTTCTAAAATTGATCTATTAAACGGCAAAATCATGATTTGTGCGCACGGTCACCGTGATAATATAAATACGATTATACAAGGGTATATGGGTGCGCTTAGACAATATGTAAATTATGTCTGTGTTGGTCATTATCATGAAACCAAAATGAAGGGCTTCCAGGGAGCAAAAGTTTTTGTAAACGGTAGCCTGTGTGGTCCTGATAGTTTTGCAATATCAAAACGTCTTTTCGGAGACCCCGAACAAACCTTGTTAATATTTAAAGGACGCACGCTTAGTCAGCACGTTATTTCGTTCGCAGATATTTGATTTAAGCGGTTGTGAAAGGAGGTGGGCAGCGTGCCCGGACATAAGAAAACCAGGGATAGGGTGACTTCTCAAGAAGACGCCTTTATAAAAAATATGGAACAGCTCGCTGCCGGAGGCTCCGAAGAGGTAGATTTTGAAGAAAAAGAGCGTGACACGGAATACGGTAAGCTTTTTGAAAAGTACAAGCACAGACACGAAGACGCGTTGTTTGAATATTGCTTTTTACACAATCTTTTTTTTGATAATACGTTGATCTAGTCTGTAATTGCAACTAATTAGCGTGCAGACGTCCCCGTAGACCTCGAAGATCATTTGGGAGAGCTCTATCAGTCGGCTTTAGAACAGGATATAGAATTGAAAGATAAAACTTTCTTTTCTCAATTAAGAAGAGAAAATTTCGAACAGGTCTATTCCGTGGAGCGCATAAATGAAGATTACGACGAGGAAACAAACAAAAATAGACTTGCTGTAATAGACATTCTTGCTTATGATCCATTTTTGTCGGATGATAAAGATGATCGTCCATAGCTTTACAGAGATATGGCAGGAATGTTGACAGAAAATATGCGCAAAGACGTTGCGAAAGCCAAGGCAGCTCTTTCTATTGTTAGAAGTTATAATAACTTAGAAAAATATCAGAAAAAAATTAATGATATTATGAAAACTGGCGAGGTAACTGAAGAAACATAGAAAACTTTAGACCAGTTGATAAAAATACAGAAAACCCTGCAAGATAATATTAACACAACCGCCGAGAAAAACGCTTTTACTGTAAAAGGCGTTGGCTCAAACGGTAAGGGTATGTTGTCCGACGTTATGAATCAAATTGAGGAACGGGGTATTGATGAGGGTATCACTAATTTTTATGATATCGAAACTTCGAAGTCTATAGAGGAAGTTGCCAACATAAGTTTCCGCGCCCAACTAAATTAGGTGAATTTATCGAAGACTGATTATGCAGATATTTTAACAGCTTAGTGTAAAATGGTGCGCGAAGCATAGCAAATTGCTAGAGAGTCAAGAGAGGCTCTCCGTATAGCCAAAGAAAAAATCGTTAAACAACAATTGCTCAAAGAGCTTGAAAAAGAATATCGTAAAAAGGGTATCTCAGAAAAAGAAATTGAGCAATTTATTTAGCGAGAATACCATCTTTATGACGGTAATGGTTAATAAAGAGGCGCAGCTATGATAAGTGTATATAAGAAAAAAGCTTCTAATAATTTGACTCTTCGTGATTATGAAGCGTTAAAGAAATATATATAGTTAATCTAGTGGGGGCGAAAAAATCCCGTTCAATTTATTGAACTTGTTTTTCAAATTACCCTAATGGATTATCAAAAATGGCTTATTGCCGAGTCTTGGACCAAAGAATACGTCGTTTGGGCTTGTTCTAGAAACTCGGGTAAGTCTTTTTTGGTTGGTTGTTTTTTAATGGCTAGAGATTTACTGTTTCCCAAATTATAGACACAGATTATCTCTGAAAACTGGACAACAGCTAACGATACTTTTAAAAAAATGGAAGATATCGCTATTGGTAACATTAAAACCATTGTAGCGAACAACACTGTGTTTGTAGATGAGTTAAAACGCACCAAAAGTGATAGCGAGGGGTTCGTCCACGATTTTAAAGCGGGAAACCGTTGCGAGCTTGAAAACGGATCAAAAATTAATGCTATCGCAGGTTCTTCGCGGTCTGCACGCGGTAGGCGTTCTAACGTCAACGTTTATGACGAAGCCGGTTTCATATCGGGGGATACGTTCGACCTGACGGAACCTTATATGTCTTAGACTTCTGAGTTTAAGCTGGGCGGCGCCTTTGACGCTGAGGTTTATCCTCTTGACATTCCTAACATTCGTTTATATATTGGGTCTGCTTCTGATACCGGATCGTATTTTTATTAGAAATACAAAGACGGTACTAAACAGATGCTGGCCGGTGATTCTAGGTACTTTGTGGCTGATATTAGCTGCGAGATACCAAAAGCCCCCACGGTCAACGGGCACCCGGTCACCCCTCTGCTTTCTTAGGCAGAAATTGATCGTAAAATGCGAGAGAACGAAATAGCGGCCCGGCGCGAGTATTACAACATTTTTGATAACTTTAATGTCGAAGATTGTGTTGTGTCGCGTTCGGATATCTTTGCAAACACCGAGGTGTTTGTTCCCAGCACATCTTGGGGCGGCCGAAAACACAAGTACATCATTGCATACGACCCTGCAAGTAAGGTGGATAATGCCCCCGTGCTTGTTATGGACGTCTTTAGAAATGAAGAAGAACAGATATGTGGTCGATGCATACACATGGAAAACCTTGTGGTAACTTATGGCGATGGTTCGAAACGCCCAATGCGCGTTGAAGAACAAGTCGACCGTATTCGAGAAATGCTTTGGGAATATAACGGAAGAGAAAATATAATTCCCTATGAAAACGTTACTGTACTTTTGGATGGTGGTAGCGGTGGTTAGGCATCCGCGATTGCCCAAGAGCTGGCCAAAGATTGGACTGATAAATAGGGTAAAACCCACCCGGGTATTTATGACGAGAACAATGACTATTCAACACGCTGGGCAGAGCCTTATCAACGTTGTGTTGCGGGGACATTAAAGATAGTTGAACCGCGTAAATATAGGAACGCGCTATTTGAGGCGGCGAAGCTCCTTACTCCGCAGGGAGGAATAAAATTTGCTCCCCCTTGTCCGCGTCATGATATTCTTGTCCTCGAAGACGGAACCGAACGCAAGTTATCTAAGGCCGAACAAGCATCTTTGATACAAATGGATCTTATGCGTGAGGAAATTACGGCTATTATTCGTATGAAATCTCCTACCTCGGGAAATATTACTTATTAGTTGCCCCCCGAAAAACGCAACATTATGCACGATGACCGTGCGTATGTTTTTGTGCTTGCTTGTTGGGAGATACGCAATCTACGCGAACAAGATGAGTTTGGCGATGGCGTGGAATTAAATTATGGCGATTTCTTTTCCTAGTCTCGAGACACCCATAACGGTGCCGACACTCCGTGGTTCGATAATATTCGACGTGCAGAAGGAGGGTGTCACAGGCAAACTTCGCCCTTTTCGGGATCGTCTCCTTTTATTAATAAAGGACAGAAAGCAAATTTTAAAATTCAGTAATATCGAAGCAAAAGGAGAAAGGTATGATTTGTTGTAAAATAATATCTAATTTTAACGATGGAACCGTTAGTGTTGCGAAAGTTTTAAAAACTTTCGGTTCTTTAGGCTGGTTAATTTGGGATGGGCAATATATATTTTTTGCTAATGTTGACTCCTATGAAGTGGACGAGTCTAAGGTACGTTATTTATTAAAAAAGAATGGCGTTAAATCTTTTTATATTCAAATTTACGACAAGAATACCGATCTTCGAGAAAAAGAAGATATTAACGCTTGGATTTTAGATAAACTTATAAAAATAAACTACAAAACATACGAAGACCACTCTTAGGAGGTTTTTCGTAATATATCTAAGGGGTTAGATATGCTGGACGCAGAAATAAAACGCGTTGCGTAGCAATAGGCCCTTGATCAAAATAATATTAAAACGGAGGAGGCTGAGTGTATTGAGCAAGAAAAAACTTGAACCTTCAGAGGACATTAGCCAGGTTAAAAAACTCGGCCGTCCCAAAAAAAGCGAGATCGACGAAGTGGTCGACGAAAAAACGCAAGAAAGACTCGATATGGAAGATGCACAGGAGCATATATCCATTGAAGACCTTACGCGTAGGTGGAACACAACTTTCCAACACATGGCGATGTTGGGAGGGAGCTCAGAAATTGGAGCCATTGCAGATAAATGGAATAAATTAAATCCCTTTTTGCAAAACCAGAGGATTAAAGATATTTATTCTCGCGCAAAAAAGTTTAACAAAGTCAATATCGCTGAGTTTTTAGAGAGCCCTGGTAACCACGAACATGAATTAAGGAGTCTGGCTTGGGCCAATTCAAGTTCTCAATCTATATATTATAATATATTGAGACGTTCGTGTGATATACCGAATTTTCATTATTTTATAGTGCCTGATCTCCTTTCTGAGGAGGGGGCCTACTCCAAAGAAGATTTCGAGCAAGAGGATGCACTTGTGTAGAATTGGTTCGAAACCTTTGGGGTTCCTGGGACTTTAAAAACTATTTCAATGGAAGTAAAACGCGAAGGTAAGTCTAGTTATTTGCTGCGTAATAAATTTACGGGCACGGGGAAAAACAAAAAAACTGCTTTTTGTACTTTCCAAAAAATGCCCACCGACTGGGTTAAAATTACAGGTAGGGGGCTTTTGGGTTTTACCATATCTTTTGATATGATGTATTTTTTAAATATCGCCAATTCCCCGAGTGATTTTGGTGAGTTTATTGAGGCCGCTTGGGCGGATATGGTTGAAACAGGGGTGGTAATTAAAGGTGCGGGGGATAGTAAATATACCTTTAACCTTGAAAAAGCCTCGTCATATGCTTTTAAGTACAAAGACGAAACCTATCCGTCTACTATTGAAATTATCAAAAAAGGGCGTCAAGAAAATTATATGTTCTGGTTACGTATGCCATTTGATATTTGTTACACTTTTGGCAGCGACAATTCGTAGCCCTGGGTGGCCCCCGATACTATGGGGTTAATGTTAAAGCTTCAAGAGTTGACAGACTATGGTCAACTTGCCGGATTAATTGCCAGTACGCCATTAACGGCGGTGTTAACCGGAGAAATAGAAACTATTTCGTAGCCTCGTGCGGGCAAAAATGAATCCGTGTTTAGCCCAGAAGTGTTGCGTGGATATATGGATCAATTTAATAGTGCGACTTCAACTAATGTCGAGGCGTGGTTGTTCCCGGCGAAAAATCTGAAGTTACAACAGCTTTCTGCCGATGTTAATTCTTCTGATATAGTTAACAACGCTACTCGTAATTTCATAACTTCGGCAGGTGAAGGTGGCCTTACAATCACAACAGATAAGCCAAATGTGGCACAAGTAACTGTCGCAAAACAATTAGCCGCTTCTCAGCAAAGATATGTGACCCTTCAATTCGAACGTGTTTTTAATTTTATTCTTTAGCACAAGCTTGGTTTAAAATATCAATGGAAAATTCGTATTTGGGGTGACATTTTCAATAACGATAATGATAAAAAATATCTAAAAGAAATCGTGGCCAATGGTAACATTGCACTTCTTCCCAAACTCATGTCCGCGGAAGGAATCTCGATGCGCGACACAAAGGCCATAACAGAGTATATTAAAACCCTGGGATTCTACGAAGACTTTATGACGTACACGATGCTTAAAAACGCAGAGCTCGGCGTCGAGCAAGCCGAAGAAGATGATGGATCTGGCTCAGGAGAGGTGGGGCGGCCGTCAATTGATGACGGAAACGTTGAGAATGATGCCACCGCTGCGAGCAAGGCACGGGGAGATAATATTGCGGACAATCGAGAGTAATATTTTTGGGGGGATATAATTATGCGTATGTCTAGAGATTCATACGAAGGTATGAATAAACTTGTCGCGATGCTTTTTGACGCAAACGCGGTTATTGATAATCTTGCGTATAGTCTGGATTATCATTATTATAATAGAATTGCTGAAGTTGTTCATCACTATGTGGCGCACGCTATGCCGGCTTTGGCAGACGAGGTGTCTGATCAAATGTTGAAGCTTTCCGCCAGACCTGTAAGGTATCCGATCGGCGGTTATTCGACAGATTATGAGGAACCTGTTGATGTTTTTAAAGCGCTCGTAGAAACACTTGGTAATTTAAGACAATATGTACGTGAATTAATTGAAGTCGCCGACTTAAATGATGACGACGAAGTCAGAATTTTTGCGGAAGAATTTTTAATGAAATTATTAGACTACGTAAAGCAGAGCGAAGAGTGGCTTGATGCTGCTGGTAAGATGGATGCGAACAAATTAAATGTACATATTAAGAAATATACCCACTTCATTAATATCGATGATGATTGAGTGATGGGGGTATAAGAAAATGGAATGGCTTTAGATTGTATCTTTAGTTGTGTCTGTTCTCAGCCTTTCAACAGTAAGTAGTCTCGTTTGGAAAGATCTTCATGATAAAAAAGTTGCGAACAGCCAGCATGTGAAAGAACTGAAACAAAAAGAGTCTGCAGAGTAGATTCGTAATATTATTGCCGAAGAGGTCAAACCGATATGTGACAAAATGGATTATATTAACGATCGTTTGGAAAAAATTGGCAATGGCACATTATCGACGCTGCGTAACGATATTTTACGTTGTTACTATGATTGTCTCGGTAAGGGGTACAGAAATGACTATGATTACGAGAATTTGCACGATTTATATGATTCCTATGATGAATTAAACGGCAACTCTTTCGTGTCCGATATTATGTCCCGGTTTGATGCTCTGCCGACCAAAGAACAATTTTTAAAACAAAAGGGGGGCACTGAAGGTAGTGGCAAATAATAATACCAGACTTTTTCTGGAAGTTGACGCCGACCAAATCAGCGTCACTCAATTATTAAAAAAAGATTTTCTTGAATTGCAAATGCGCGCTATTAGCAGCGCCAACCCCAACCGAAACGGTTCCTGGTTTACAAAAGAGTCTATGGAAAGATCCATTGGTACTTTTGTTAATAAGCCTATTTTGGGATATTTCAAACAGGGCGACTTCGTTTCCCATAATGGGGAGTGGAAGGTAGACGGCGAAACAGACCTTCCCTATTTTGATACCTGGGACACCGAAGGTGAGAGAATACTTGGGATCATTCGTGAATCTGACGAGCGTAAAATTATACAGGGATCCGATGGTTTATATTGGATTACCTTTACATGCGCGCTCTGGTCTCAGTATAATTTTAAGCAAGTAAAAAGATTAATTAAAGATGCTCGCCGTGCAAAGAAAAATGGCGGCCCCGCAAAAAACATTTCTGTTGAGGTAGATATACTCGATTATGAAATGCTTGAAAACGGTGTAATGAAAATCAATGAGTTTGAGCTTATTGGTGTTACAATTTTAGGTTCCAGGAACGGTATAAAAGTTGAGCCTGGAATAGAAAATGCAGAATTGTCGGTAGTGGATGTAATGGGCAGAGAGCTTTACGATAGGCAAGTCCAGGCCTTGCGTTTGGCTTATGAAAAACTCGATAACTCTACCGAAGTTAAGAAGGAGAAAAATATGGAAGAAGTTCTTAATTCCACAGAGGAATTTGAACAAAACGTTGCAACTGAAGAAGTTGTGACGGATACCTCCATCTCTGAAACCTCTGATTCTTCTACGGAGAATTTCGAGGACACTTGTTCTGAGACCGAGGGCGCTTCTTGTGAATGCGGCGCTGCCGTGGAAGCAGAGGAAGCCTGCGGCGAAGAAAGAACCGACGAGTGTGGAGGAAAATGTGAAGAGGTTTGCCCTGATTGCGGTAAAGCTCCTTGCGAATGCGAAGAAAAAGCCGTTGAGTGCGGCGGTAGACACGAAGCTATAGACGCAGAGCCTTGCGAGGAAAAAGAGACCATACGTGAAGAAAATTCTTGTGAAGAGTGTGAAGAATGTGAGCACGCTCCGATGAGAGATGTAGCTTGGCTCATATCTTCTTTTGACTGGCAAGACGGTGATATCGCGGAATGCTTAGAATATTACCAGAATGCGCCGGAAGAGATTGAGAATCGTGAATATATTATTAATGTATTAAGTCGTTCGCTTAATTCTGTGCGCGGTATCCTTGCAGACTTAACTAATCTTGCTGCTGTTATCGCGGAGGGTTAGGTTGATGATGAAAAGCTTGCCTATGAAAGTAAGCTGCAGCAGTATCCGGATCACTATGCTCTTATAAAAGCTTACGAGAAGCTCGAGGGTGAAAAGGCCGTAATTGAAAACGAACTTCAGTCTGCTTCTGAAATAATTGCAAAATTTGAGCATGCGGAATTTGTGGCCTCTGCCAAGAAGTTAATTGCTTCGTCGAAAATATCTTCTGAAAGTGCAACTGAATTTACTCAAAGGTGCGAAAGCGGAGAAATTAATTCTCTTGATGATTTGCGCGTAAAGGTTGCTATGGCGCTTCTTGAGCAAAACATGGCTACCGCGCCCGAACAAGTCCAGGAGGAAGAGACAGACGGTGCTTCTGAAATGTCATTTAGCGCACCAATCTCAACCCCCGACACCAATTCCGTCTTTTCCAAAAAAGAAGATTCCAAGAAAGCCTCTGCTAGCTCTTGGGATCGCCTGCGTGATTACGCAAATAGATAACCTTGTTAAGACAGAGACGTCGCTCTATCGATATCGCCGAAGTCGATCCTGCGATAGATCTAGTTTTATATATACGTTAAACCAAAAATTAATTTACATTTAAAAGGAGAATTAAACTATGGCTAATGTTTTTAAAAGAGGTAAGATGCTTAGTGGCGTTGCCGATTCTTACCTGACTAACGTTGTTGCTGACGTAGAACTCCCCGATGGCGCTCTCGTCGTCTGTGGCGATCTTGCTCCTAACACCGTTTATGATCCTGCTGGTCTGGACGGTCTTGAATATGACACTTATATCGTTGCTGCCCCCGCGGCTGCTACCGATGAAGTTGTCATTGTTGACTACGCTGGCATTTCTGAAGGCGCTATTGCCGATAATGTTTACAAAATGGGCAACAAGCTCTATGGTCTGAAGGTTCCTGCTGGTACCATAGCTAGAGCTCGTAGACTTGCTCTTCACGACAAATACTGGATAGGCGAAGACAACTTCGATACCGAACCCACTGTTGGTAAGTTTGCTACTGCTGAAGCTGGTGAATTCACTCACAAAGCAGCTGCTTCTCTTCCTGGTTCTGGCTTTGCCGTTAAAGTTCTTATTAAAGAAGACCTCACGACTGGTATGAAATCTAACGGTTCCATCTACCTCGTTGAAGTCGTTCAGCTCTAATTTGTAAAGGAGGAGGGTTAATATAATGGAAAAATATTTTGCTTATACGAAATCCACGGACGAGTCCTTCAACTCGCTCGTTGATTGCACCCTTGACCTTGCGAGAGCCTGCTACGAAGGCAGAAAACCTGCTGATTATGAAGCTCGCAACAAAGACCTGCTTTACGCTATGGGTAAGAAAGGCGTTGAAGGCACCCGTTATGAGGCTGCTTTCGAAGCTGAAGGCCTTGCTGTTTACAACCGTCCTATGGTTAAAAACAACAGCACCGTTCGCGATAACTTCAATGCGGTGATCGCACAGGTTATCAATGCTATCGTTCCCGAAGTGGTTAACGATACTTTCTCTAAGTTCATTGCCGATGTTCATCAAGTTGGCTACGGCGAGACCGCTCGTTTCATAATTGAATCGAATGATCTTTTCAGAGTTAACTCTAAAGCTGAAGGCGTTCGCAAGGGCGTTGATCAGCCGATGTTCGATGACGAAATCACCGTCAATGCTGCTCCCCTTACCGTGGACGCTTGCATTGACTGGTATCCGTTCGTGGCGGGCGTGTTCGATATGGGCAACTTCGCTCTTAAGATCGGCCGTTCGTTCATGGCTTACATCTTCCTTAAAGCCGTTAAAGGCATGACTCAGGCTACCACCGATTTCGGTGCTGCTTATACCACCAATGGCGTAACTCCGACTCTTTGGGGCACCCTTAGAGAAAGAGTTTCTGCTGCCAATGGCGGCATGAACGTTATTGCTATCGGTACCGCTGTGGCTCTCAGCAATGTTTCGCTGCAGGGCAACTTCCAGGTCCAGATAGGCGAAGAGATGAACAAAGTTGGATACCTTGATCAGTATCTTGGTGTTCCCCTTGTTGGTCTTAACAATGTTCTTATCCCCGGCACTACCAATAGCACTGCCACCCTCGCTCTTCCCGACAATAGAATTTACATGATTCCTGTCGGCGGCGTTCGTCCTGTTAAGATAGTTTTCGAAGGCGACGAAATTTCTGTTTCGTTCAACCCCGAATCCACTTCTGACAAACGTTATGGCATCTCTGTCGAATTAAGAGTCGGCGTGTCTGCTGTGGTTGGTTCCAAGTACGGTACTATTGCTCTGTAATTTTCTACTGAGTAATTATTGTATTTAAAAAAATAAAGAGGGGCGCCCATGCGCCCCTCTTATAGAAGTAAAAGGAGATATATATGGCTACCAATAAAACTACAAATAAAAACACCACTAAAGCACCTTCGAGC